TCTGCCAATTCCGCCACATCCGCATAGTGAGCGTGCGGGGATTCGAACCCCGGACAACTTGATTAAAAGTCAAGGAATCAAATCTATGTTAAACCGCATAAACTCTATTGTTCTCAATTTTGGTTGGAACGAAAATGGAACATTCTCGCTTCAACGTTGTTTATAATATCATATCATTTTCGACATTGCAACTACTTTTTTCGATTTTTTTTCAAAGCCGTGCAAGTTTTCTTTCCTGCATATGTTCCAGACGTGTTCCATCCTAACTGTTTCCAGTATTTCTTCAAGGCTTGCGTTGTCTTTGCTTTCCAGATTCCGTCAACCGCTAATGGATGTTCGTTTGCATATGTACAATTTGCGTTCAGCTTCTTCTGTAACCACTTGATCGCATTCTTGGAAGAGTTCTTTTTTACAACGCTGTATGATACTTTTACGTTATCATATTTAGGTCGTCCATATCCTGCGATACGACTATTGCCTAAAGCATAAGACTTCTTGCACACTGCACCACCATTTGGAATAACTGCTTCTCCATTGCTTGTGTTACCCTCGATCGTGAACACCATCTCGTCTGTGACTGCATACACAATCCCAGTGTGGCAGATTCTTTGAGAGTTCTTGAAGAAAATCTGGTCTCCAATCCGTGGTGTTTTATGCCACTGGTCATTGTTTTTGAATTTTTGTGCTGATGTTGGAGTGTATGCACTAAAGCCATGTAAGAGTTTTTTTGCTACATCCCTGCCGTATGCCTGCACCATACACCAATCCACGAACATGTCACACCAGTATGCATCGGTACCGTTAATGCCAAAGTATGCTCCATACTTAGTGTAGTTGTTGCTACCTGCGTTTTTTGTCTTGCTGTTTAGATTCTTGTTGCTTTTCTTCTCTAAGTATCCAACTTCTTTTTTGGCTACTGTAAGAAGCTTGTCTACCGTATTTGCCATATTAGTCCTCCTTATATTCGATTACCTCAGCAATATCCGTCTTGTTCTTTGCAAGCTCGCTATCTTTTACCCCCGGTGTTGTTGGATCTGTAATAATACCTACTGCAAAGACAATGTTAAGTAATATTCCAATCCCCTGTGTAACCATATCCTCTGATATTGATGGCACAATTCCCAAAAATCCTAAAATCTGATAGATTGTGCTGACGATTAAACCTGCGATAGATATTAATGTTGCTTTATTCTGTAGTCTTAATTTGAGATTCATAGTTTCTCCTTTCTTTTTATAGGAATATATGTTAATATGTATTTGAAGATTTTTTCATACTTAATCTTCAAATTTATACTTTCCCCCTACAAACTGTAGGGGGATTTTTTTATTCAGTTGCTAACTCTTCGCACCCACTGTCAATTAAGATTTCTTTCACTTTCTCTTTTAACAGTTTTGGTACCTGTGCATATGTCTTTTTGCCAATCATAATCTGCTGTGCCCATAACATAGCCATCATTGTTTCGCCCTCCTTTCCGTATAATAATTTAAATATCAATCTATGCATCATACACCACTTCCGACATTTCTAATATACATTCTGTCAGCATGGTATTTGATTCCTGCATGTCCACCATTCGTGACTGCATTTCTTTTATTGTATCTACCAGTTTTTGTGCATCTTCATAGGTTATCTTACCGTTTTCATCCGGTGTTATTTCTGGTACTTCTGGTACTGTTTCAGTTTCTGGCAAATCCGGTTCCCACAAAGAATCCACTTCTTCGTAATTGTCTTGCGTGTCGTCTTTTGCAAGAATCAAAACACTATATGTATCTGTACCATTTAACATTTTCAACCTTTTTCCACTGTCTGGATAAAGATACGTGATATTGTTTTTTACTTCGGTTCTCACGTCTACCACCTCCTACGCTGATGCAATCGTCCAGTTTTTAGCCGATAACTTAGCTAATATTTCCGATGTAAATAAGCTATATATATTTTTAGAAACCTTTAACGTATAAGCACTATCTAATGTAAGTGCGTGGTCTGCAAAGCTGTTTAGCGTTTCTACGTCTGGTAGACCGTTGTCGTTGCCTAACCAACCTGTTTTTTCAATGATCGTTCCAATATCGCATTGGAAATTGATTTTAACAGGTGTTGGACATTTGTAGAAAGCGAACATACAATCATATGCATTATTAGTAATTTCGTTTTTACTAATAGCTAATGCTTTCCCCAAATTCAAATAATCAATTACGATCTGACCAGTTGAATTTGATTTTCCAGACATATAAAGTATATTACAATGACTGAATATATCTGTTGATTTTTGCATATTAGGGAACGATACTTTTGATATGCGTTCCAATTTATCACATTCCCTAAATATTTCTGTAATACTCGTTATGTTAGCATTTCCTGTAATACTACCAACTTCTTTTAATTTTTTACAACCAAAGAACATACGATCAATAGTTGTGGCGTTATCTATTACAAGGTCTGGTACATTTTCTATTTGTGTGCTGTTAAATGTGTTGCTTAAATTTGTAGCGGTTCTTATTACTTCTTTATAATTTGGAATATTTTCAATTGAATTTAATTGTCCTCCTGAAAAACATTGTTGTAAATTAGCATTTATTGGAATATTAACAGATGAATAATCAGTTATACCACAATTCGCAAACGCATTGTAAAACGATATAGAAGTATCTACAAGATTAATATTAAAGCTTTCAATATGCTTTAATAATGGCGTATTGGAGAATATGTCTTGAGCACTAATTAAGCCTTTTAAATTGATAGAGATATTCCCAACCGACGTCAATTTTTGACAATTTCTGAATATTCCATGGCATCTTCTATTATTGGCGACATTATTCAATGTTACATCCCCAACAGATGTTAGACCGCTATCAACAAATAATTCTCCCATATCATAACCGATGCTACTAACCGTATTCGTAATACTGACATTACCTAACGTAAAAGGTCCTTTAACGCCGGCGAAAGCTCTTCTTACTGTATCGTATTCTGAATCGGACCTAATCTCAATATCAGCTCCCTCTAAACGATTAATGTCAGTTAACGCAGTACATCCATCAAGCATCATATAGATATATTTACATTTGCCAATCACCTCTGGTGTGATACAATCTGGTAATTTCTCTAAGGCTTTGAAATTCTTGAAAAAATTACTTAAATCGTTGAAATCATCATCCAACTCTAACGTTAATTCCTCAAAATTACGGAGAGGTGGATATACCGTATTTGTGGATGTTTTTGGCCATAATTTATCCGCACTCGTGGTCTTGACATATCCCTCAACCTCAAATGTTGGTGGTAGGTAGAAACGAGCATTGTGTCCGTTATACATCCATTCTGGAGTTTTATATGCTGTAAAATCACAGTTCGCAATTACTTTTCCGATTGACTCTGGTATTACAGTTTCATCTAATGCTAACATACCCATTTTTGGATTACTTGAAAAATCTATAGTATCGGTCACTTCCACATCATCCATATAAATAGACTCGAGTTTTGTCATATTAGTATAATTTCCATTTTCTGCAGAAGTTGCAAAACCAAATACATTATTACCAAAATAACCATTGGCATAAGTTTCTCCACAAATAACTTCATTAGCAATATACACACCGTTCATTTTTGATGTTAAATGAACACTTCTGATATTTGTAAATCGCTTTAACATAAGAGTTTTAACTCGTTCCATGTTAATATTCATCTGCTCTTGCATTGTTTTGAATCCCATACCATACAATCTCAAGAACCCAATACCGCAATCTATTTTGAAATTTTCGATGTGTGTTTCCTTATAACCGCCTTGTGCTCCGGTGCCGTTTATTAACAATATAGGAATATTATCAATATCACATAACTTAAGATTTCTTAACAATGGCGTATTATAATTATTATTACCGTTAACTGTACTAGTAATATTTATTGATACAACATCATCGTCCGTAAATAATTTGGGAGAACCACTAATTGATATTGTTTCTGACCTTATAAGAACCGTTTTTCTTCCGTTTTGCACTTCATACCGCATGTATGCTTCTGGACAGTTCTCAACTGTAAACTCAGACAATATTGCATCTTTAGTAACTGATAACAGCCCTAACAATGGCATATTTTTCAAAGACAATGATTGTAATTTACTTGATGTTATCTGTAATGTTTTTAAGTTGCACCCAGTTGTAGGAAACAAGACATTCGTAAGTAACGTATCGTTTAGATTAACCTCACTCAACATCGCAAACATAGATAAGTCTAATACAGAAGATTTTCCTGTGGATGTATCTCCTAATTTTGTACAACCATTCAGTTTTATCTTTGAAATAAACTTGTTATTTTCGTTCAGACGAATATCATTCAGCACCCTTGCGTTCTGACAATCTACCTCAACCAATTGACTTGCTTCTACAAGATTCAATGTTGATGGATTGGCGTTTGCCAGTCCGTCAATCTTTTTGATCTGCTTTGCATTGTAAACGATAATTTCTTGGTCCGTTGCTGTTGCAAGTGTTCCGTTAAATCGTGTGGCTTTCATCATGCCGTTAGCATCACGACCAACTTTTAATCTCTGTTCTACTCCATTTCTCCAACGTACTGTTAGATACTGTGGAGAATATGTAAGAATATCAAGATTGATGTTTGCGGTAGTGTTCGCACGAATCGTGATAGATTCTTTCGTATCTTCTTCATAACCGTATATGGTGTCAAGATATAACAGTCTTTCTTTTACCCATTTTTTCATATGCTCGCTTCGTCTACCATGCAGCATAAACAGGTAATCGTTTTTGAACTTGATATATTTTGCTTCCATATCCTTGTTATATTGCAGTTCTCCGATTTGTGCTACCTGTCCGTCATACCAGTATTTCAAGATATTATCTAATCTGTATTTAGATGTTCTAAGCTTCTTATACATTGCAGATAATTCGTCTGCAAACACATTTTCAACCATCGTCCATAATTTAGAACCAGACGTATTATAAACACCCTCTGTAATGTCAATATCACTGTAAAATTTCAAATATCCTGTATTATCCAGACCTAGCTGTGTATCGAGGTCATAGAACTGCGGATACCAGATGTTTCCGTCCCATGTGGTTAACATCATGTTCTTACCTAAGTTGTCAACCATTCCGAATAGATGTACCTGCAAGAAATATTTGAGTAGATATTCTTTGTTGAAATACTGTTCTAACTCGTTTTTGAATGTTGTTTCATCTGCATTTTTTACCCAAGTAACAAGTCTTTTCAATACGTTGTACTTCTCAGTAATCTGTTCAGATGTGCAATCATCTTCGTCTGGATATCTCAATTCAAAGTCTGTACGTAAAGATTCATCTGTATCATTTTTAAAGGCACCTGCTGATGTGTCAGAGTTTGATGATACCTCAAAAGACATACAGTTTTCCTGTCCGGTAACTTCATTATCTAGTCCAAATGATTTATTACATCCTTTATCAAGGTTGAAATTAAATACACCCATATATACTGGTGTTGATGCAGAATCCTTTGCAATATATAACTGGATTGGAAATCCGTTGATCGCTGTACGGACCTTACTATTTGTTTGCTGAGGTGGTACTTTTGTATCGTATAATTCATCATTGATAAATTTAGCCATTCCGGTATTGTTTGCGTGAGATGATTCCATATAATCCGCTTTCAGACAGAATGTATCTTCCAAGATTCCATTCTTGAACGGACTATACTTATATTTACTTCCATCTGGATTCTTTAGCTTGATTTTGTAATTCTTTACTGCGTACTGCAAGGAAGATGTTCCCTGCCATCCAACTTGACAATTCTCCAAGTCAAAAGAAGCTCCATATTCATCCGCATTACCAGAAATATATTTAATCCTAAGCGGCACTTTATTCTCTTTTGTCATTGCCGAAGTATCTCCGTAGAAATACATCGTAGGCATAGCATTTTCGTAGTTAAGAAGATATTTCGCTTGCTGTTCGTCCATATCTGGAATATCAGCTACAAAGTTTTTAACGATTTCTTCACTATCTAATGCTCTTGCATATACTCTGAAACTATAAATCTCACAGTTTCCGAACACATTTGGGACCCATTTTGAATCGACTGTTTCAAGTTTTGTACCTAAGAATATCTTTGTATTGTTTGTGAAATTTTCGCTGTCCTGCATCAAGAATGTTTCTGTCAGAACACCGTTGTTATAGATTTTTGCAATCTTATTGTCACGATCAATAACAAATGTGGCTTTTGAGATACTATCTTGTTCTACTGTACTCTTTAACTGAGATGATGCAGAGTTCATATACATATACTCAGTATCTATTGCAAAACCTTTACTATAAGTATCATTACCTCGCATTTCTAGTACGCAAGCATCTTGATTACCTACATCTCTTGTGTTGTATCGGATATCCACGGTCATTCCGTATGGTGCATTATCGGCTAATGCTTCTAAGTCAATCTCTACATAAGCCTGTCCGTTACATTTCAGAGCATTGTTTTCCCAACCGTTTGTGTTGTAGTTGAAGTTATGTAATGTTGCAACAACACCTTTTCCAGATTTATCAGTCCATGTTTCTTTACCGATATCTTGATTTGTTCTTCCTGTTGCATCAAACCAACAAAGCAAAGAAGCATCCTTTACCGGTTCCATTGGTGTATAATCTCTGGCCTGCACAATCACGTTTTCTTCAATGTATGCAGATTTACTTCCGTCTTTTGTTGTGACTAAGATTTTCAAAGTATGTGCACCAATATCTAATGTGCTTGTGGCCCAAACATTAGTACCAGATGGAATTTCAACTTCTTTCACAACTGTATCGTCAACATAATACTGAGCTGTAAATTTTGTCTGCCCTTTCATGGACACTCGATATGGAATTTCTAACATATCTTTATACTGTATTGTTTTTGTGTCAAAATCAGTTATTAACGTCAGATTATCAGCATCTTCAATGATGATGTTATATGTTAATGTCTGTGATTTGTAGAAACCAGATTCTGCATGGAACAATACTTTATGTGCCCCTGCACTCATTGTTGGCAGAGTTATAACATTGTATCCGTTTTGTGCAGAAAGTCTTGTTTCTACTCCGTCAATCGTCTGTACCAGATATATCGGGTCAATAGAAATCGTGTCGATCGTGATTGGTACTTTTATAACATTTACGATGTTAAAGTCTGTACTATCATCAAATGTAGATGTAATATCCAGTGTTCCAACTCTGACACTAAAGCTAAGTGTATCTGTAAATGTTTCTGACGCATCTACAACATACATTGTGATCGTGTGGTTACCTTTATTTAAATCGTTTAGTGTGACTCTGTTTGTTCCCTGCGGTACTGTTTCTGTAACTGTCTCGACAGAATCCACCATAACATGTAATGTTCCATCTCCGGATACTGGGGATGCAAAACGATAGCGGATATCTATTGGCGAACCATATGCATAATTTCCACCAGTAAAGCTACTTTTTAATGTTGCGACATTGACGTTTCCACCGCCACCGCCAGAGCCACCAAATTCTTCGCAAGCCATAGCAACTTTTAATGGAGTCATCATAACGGTATCGTCTACTCCTGCCCTTGCCTGTTCTTCTGTTGCGATTGGATAATATGGCATGGTATTTTTTAAATCGTCTGATATTTTTTTAATCTTATCGCCTGTAGCTTTGGCATCCGCAGCCTTTCCAGATACTGCAAGTGTTGTATCTGTAGCAACATCAATGTTCGCCACATCTTCCTTTACTTTTTTTATGGCATCTCCTGTGGCTTTGGCATCCGCAGCCTTTCCAGTTTTGGTCAAGGTTGTGTCTGTTGTAACATCAATATTTTTTAATGCATTTTCTAAATCTTCTTTTGTTTTTTTAATCTTGTCGCCTGTAGCTTTGGCATCCGCAGCCTTTCCAGATACTTCAAGTGTTTCATCTGTAACTATACCCTCGCTGTTATACTTTTTCCCAGAAGTCCAAGCTGATGTATTGGCGTTCCAATAGTACCAATTACCTTTTATATAGCCACTTTCTTCTCCATAATAGACATACACCCTTGTCTTATCTGTCATTTGTGATATTGATGTTGCAACATAAGGGGAACCAATCTGCCCCATAATCGCAGACCATGGTACTTTCTTTAGATCATCTTTCCCCACCAGACAATACATATCTTCTGTCGGATTAGACAACAGCGGTAAATCATTTATCTTTGCCATTTGCATCCACCTCTTTTACTTCTACACCAGACTTCTCTAAAAACTCTTTCAATGCTTTCTGGTCTTTAAACTCAATTTCTTTTTCAGTAGGTTGCTCTATCATCCCTGCATACAGCCTGTTTTTCTGCATCAACACATCGTTATGTACCTTAATCAAGGACATTTCCACAACGTCCAATGTGGCACCGTTCTGCATTGCTTCTGTGATGATTGTATTTATTTTTGTGCTAAGATTCTCCGACAACACGGAAAATGTCATATCTACATTCATATGTCCTCCTATTTTGAATAATTGGTCAGTAGTCCCTTTGTAAAGATAAGTTTCCCACTTACCATTGATTTTATCGTTCCTGTTGAAGTAGCTGTTATGCTTTTTACAATTGGTATCTCTACTGTTTGACCAACGCTAATTTCATTTGTTCCACCATCTTCGTTGTAGTCTGTTACCGCAAGAACCGGAGAACCAAAAACTATAATGCTTTTCCCATGCAGCGCCATTCCATAATTATTTTTATATACTGCACGACCAGACATAAATGCTGTCCTTTCCCCGTTCCTCAGTATTTCGACCCAACCATGATTGAGAGATGATGTATATACGTTGTCTACATTTGAGCAAATTCCACTGAATGTTCCACTCGCAGCCTTAAGTTCTCCACTGAATGTACCTTTTGTAGCATTGATACCGTCCTTATCCCATGTACCGATAACATTATTGTTCTCGTCATACATTATAAAGACACCATTACCATTATTCTTTCCGCCAAGTGCAAGTTCTCCGCCTTTTGCGTATGTAAAGGATATATACAACTGGTCTCCCTCTTTGTAGATACCTTTAATTGCTCCATCATTGGTCAACAGATTAAATATCTGTTCATGAGTCAATGCTTCTACATCCACAACCAACGGTATTGATTCTTCGTCAAGTATTATCTTTTTGTCTGGTGTGTAAAGTCTGCATCGTACATAGATGATGTCTTTCATGTTTCTCTTACTGACAACTATCATGCTACCTGCATTTGTTTTTAAATAGTTCCCTGTTGTCACTTCTAAACAGTTATAAAACGGAAATGTAATTGTGCTTTCATTCTCTGAACTTTCATACGTTTTGGTCCATGTCTTGCCATCTTTCGATTCTTCTATCACAAAGATTCCTTGATATTCTGTTTTCGCTGACTCTGTACCGTCACGATACGAAGCTTTGAATGTGATTTCGTCCGGTATTACATCTCCATTTTGTGATTTTTTTAAAATAGAAGATGATGTTTCCAACAGATACACTCTCCCCGGACTACCATCACGAACTTTAGCAATATTAAATCGTTTCTTTGCTGTGTATGTAACATACTTTGCAGTAACATCTATCCATCCAGTGTCTGTCGTAAGTGATGTGACGGTATAAATATTTTGCTTTGAGTCAAACGTACCGTTTACGCCACCGGATTTCTCAAATGAAAAGATAGTATCTTTTGTTACATCTGTCTGCCCCCAAAACGTCTGTACTGTAAACGTCACTTTTGGAAATTTCACATAATTTCCCTCGTGATCTACACTAATACCTTGGTATTCGTTATCCATCTTAAGGATTAGATTTCCTGCCTTTTTTATATCCTCAATTTCTTCGGTTAATTTCTTTCCGCCAATAGAAATGTTGTCTCCGCTGATAACCACCTTGCCGGTATCCATATCAACCAAAAAAATCGTATTTCCAAAAGAATCTTTTACTTGTATTCTTCCAGACGTGATCACATCCGCTGTAAGACCTGTAGCCCTTAAATATCTAACAATCGTATCTCCATCAACCGTCATTCCTGCATTGTATGTTTTTCCACCATCCGTAGAAACGCCCCATGCTTCCGCTGTCATTTTCCAGATCATATTAGAATCTTTTAGCTGTGGTTTATTGTGCAGATAAAAAATTTGTCCGCCTGCCGAATCTTTTTCAATTGTTGTATAAGTTCCGGAAGAATTATTTAATCTATTTTTCAGTTCTTCTAATGCTTTTTGCCTGTCTGTTTTTTCTTGTGCAATCTGCTTTCTGTATTCCACATAATTTTTGGTTGCTGCGGAATATCTTACAGCGCTATTTTTTTCTGTGCTCTCAGCATTAGAACTTGTTGTTTGAGAATTATTTGTATTAAATTTCGTTGATGATACAAGTATTTTGTACCGGTCAAATTTTGAATCAGTAAGAATTGCAACATCTCCGGCTTCTAGTGTTGGATCACTGATATGTGTGATCGTAGCTTTTCGAAATGCAAACCCTATTAACTGTTCTCCTAAAAATCCAGATACCGTTTGACCGGCACCATCTTTAATTAGCTCATTGTTTTCAATCGAAATAAGGTATCCATCTGATCCTGTCTGATAATTTATATATCCATCATCACTAGAAGTCGTGTTTTCTGATCCCTCAGAAGTATCAGAATCATCACTGCTATTTTCAGTATCTTTCTTTTCCATTACTCTTACACCAGTAATGACCACATCATCTGTAGCTACATCAGAGTTATATACTCCATTAAATTGGTAGATTTCATCTGGTATTTTTTCTTCTAAATATGGTTTATACACATATAATGTGTTGTCCCCTTTGAATCCAATGTTGATAGAAACATTCTGTGATGTTGAAACAAAATCAAATTTGAACCCAGTCCAACCATCATTTAATTCTATTTCTTTGCTTGCAATTTCTTTTGTTCCATTTAAAATCTTCAAGATTGCTACATCGTTATCTTCTGGATACTGCATAAAAAATTGACCACCAATTGTATAATTAGTAGCCAACTTAAGATTCGGAACTGCTTCTACTGCATAGCCTGTTTTTCCTGCATTTGGGATGATTGAAAGCATTTCTTTATATTCAATTGTATCCGTTCCTATTTTTGCATCTACAGCTTTCCAACTTGTTATACCACCATCAAACAAACTGTCAGGAATCAAATTTATAAGTGTTTTTTCCAAAAGACTCTGATTGAACCATTTTAATTCCAACTGCCCATTGACATTACACCTACAGTAATTTCCTGAGATTTGGCCACACCAAGCAATCACTTCACGAAATGTTACCGCGGCATCAGTCGGTCTTGTATTGATAATGTAATCACTATGTGAAAAATCTGGTGTATTTAATGTCACTCCGCATATATCACATGCATCCATAACGATCGCCTTTAATGTTGCCGGATACTCCAACTTGCTTTCAGAATACGCCCTGTCAAACTTACCCATATTATCTATGCATGTAAGTGTTATAATTGATCCATTATATTTTGTATCATCTACTGTGTATACACCCTTTTTTATTTTCTCAATTCGTGGTGTATACGAAGATTCCGTTTCATCGTCTGCATCTATATCAAATTCCGTTTCGTTCAAATCAATACCTAACTGCACACTTACTACAGCTTCTTTAAAGTCATATTTTGTAAACTTATCATAGATGTTATTTATAACAATCGTACATTGATTGATAACAGCTGATCCGACTTCAAAAGTTCCGCTTGAAACTGCATCTTCAATCGTAACTCCACCATTCCATATATCATCATTGGTCAAATTAAGAGTTGTCCCGTCTTTCAACGTAATATCTGCATAACTAAGATAATTACAATTTCCGTTATTTAATTTATCTCTAAATTCACTTGATACGTTGATCATAATTTACCTCTCTATTATGTCAAAAGAAACACTCTCTATAATTTTTTTATTTTTCATCCACCATTTCACAGGTGCTTTTCTGTCTCCTGTGTAAAATGTTCTTGTCTGATATTTATTCGCCATCATATCCCAATATCTTACTTTTACATATTCTGGATTAAAAGCTTTCAATATTTCCGAAGTAACATCTGGTGTTTTAGCATTCCATTTCAATGCTAATTTTCTTTTCTGTGCTTTTCTATTTTTATGCATCAATGCATCATCTGTTCTTCCAGAATCCGATGCTGATACATCTTGCAATGACCATTCATAAGAAGCGGGACATGGCATTACTTTACCATTAACTTCTATCATGTGTTCTGCCATAAAAAATCCACCTCCAACTATTTAAGGTTAGCGATCAATTTTCGCTTTTATTGACCGTATAAACTGCAAAAACGCCTATCGTTCTCGATAGACGTTTTATAATTTTATATTATACAATACTCTTTGGTCTTATTGTGTATCATGTGGTCTTATTTGCGGCTAAAAATATGTACAACAAGTGTTAACAATACAGTAGCTGCTGCTTTTCCTTTTAATGTCACAACCAAAGGCTTTGCAACAATAAACTGTAGTAACCACAAAACAAAATTGACAATTCCAAAATTGACGGCAAAAACTACGATCATTCCTAAGATTACTGCAATAATTGATACAGCTAATTTATTTTTTCTATTTTTTTTGATCATATCATATCCTCCTACTCTAACCAGTGATTATCCAAATAATAAAATCCGAACACCGCTAACCCTGTCCCAGTGATCCAGAATACCCAAAACAGAATTTTACAAACTCCACCTTCTGATTTATACAATTCTACTGTATCTTTCAGATTATGTTCGTTAAATCCACTTTTTGTTATCGTGTTATTTTTTAATTTTGTATAAATTGTCCCTTTAATCGGATTTGCTTCCATTCCATAATACTTGTATCTAACATCATGTGAAATTTTTATTGTATCAATATATGCCCTAGATATAAAATCAATTTTATCTACATCAAATTTCTGTCCTGCAAAAATTATTTCCTTGCAAGTTTTACTGTTAGATCGTATTTGATCCCATGTATAATAAACTTCTGTTACATACGTTTTCCCACGCTTAACTGTTCTTGTATGTCTGCGATATTCCTCTCTAACTTTTTTGATTGAATAATATTTACCGCCGATCATTTGATACGTGACTGTATCTACAGGTTTTATTTTCCCATACACGAAAGCATTTCCTAAATCAGTTTCTATCCCATACCGAAACATATCATTACTTTCAATCTTTGCAGCACGATTATATTCTTCGTTCTGATCCATGATGTAATTATCAATTTTCCCACTGATAGTAAAACCAATCAGAAACATTAATCCAACAATAACAACGCTTGCTATAATCTCTCGTGGAGTTATTTCAAAAGTATCAAACTGAAATCCTTTGAATTTTCTCATAGGCTACTCACTAAATAAATTCTGCGGTGCTGTCTCTGTTGCATCCTCAAATTCCAAATATTTATACTTTTTCTGATGATATCCCAAGAAATTCAAGAATACTCTTGTCGGAAATTTCTTGACGTATCTGTTGTATTCTTTAATCTGCTGATTGTAATTGTCTCTTACGTCTGAAATTTTATTCTCCGTTACCGCCAACTCTTTCATAAGTCGCTGATAGTTCTTGTCCGACTTTAATTCTGGATAAGCTTCTTTTACCGCTGCAATCGCTGTACCAGTGCTTTCAATTTTTCCAGTATTTGAACTACGTTCTTTGACAATATCTTTTAGTGTATCTGCTTCGTGTTTATCATACGCTTTCACACTGTCTGCCAGATTATACACTAAATCCTGTCTTCTCTTTTCCTGCGCATTGATTGCTGCCTTTGATTCTCCCACCTGTTCTTCTAGTGAAATTGCATGATTCTGTGATCCCTGAACCATAAATACACAAGATAACGCAATTGCTATAATCGCAGCTAAAATAATCAATGGTATTTTCCATGTTGTATTTTTCATCTTTTCTTCTCCTTTTCTTTGATGATTCTATATCTCAACAGGATAATCACTCTTAACATTGTCATAGTATTCATCCTGAACTTTGTAGAATAGATTTTCACGGATTTTATAATTCATAAAGTGCATGATCTGGTAATTAATTGTGAATCCGCTATTTTTGCCATATTCTGTTGCAAAGTATTTATCAATCATAAGTTTGTATAAATCAAAATCCAGTTCTGTGTCTTGCATATTCTCAGGAACAAAATAAAACTTCTCAACCAACTCTACGCATTTTTCGTCAGAGATCATTGGATGGTCTGTTCCTTTCTCCAACTGATATTTCTTGAAAAAGTATTTAACAATATCTCCGATTACACATTCATCTTTTGGATTGTTATACAGATCATCGTCAAACTCTTGATTGACTCTAAAACCTAAATGGATTTTATCTTCAATTGTCTGACTAAGAGTAGTTTTATTTCCCTTTCTCTTTATGATTTTGACCTTATTTCTCCCAGAAATAGGCATGAAGTCTTTTTTATCTCTACACACATCATTATTATCTTTATCTTCTGTTGATAAAAAAGCATAATCTTTATCGGTAGATAAAGCATTGTTAATATCTGTGTTAGTCTCTGGTAATGCTTCTGTCAAGTTGTCGCTTTCGAAATCATCTTGTCTGACTGTATGGTCTGATTCTGGTTCGTCTAAAATCTGATCAATGATTTCTTCTAAAACCTCATCATTTACTGTATACCACTTTGTAGATGTGGCACCATTACGACGATTGTTATAATTTCCCACTAAAACAAGACCCTTGTTGCGTAAACTATAAAAAATACGCTCAACGGTCTTATGTGACCAAAACGGAAAATTTTCTTCCTGCCACTCTCTGATAGAGTTATAGCACCAATATTTACCATCGTGGAAATTTCTATTCTGTTTTTTATTTACGGAAATCCAATAATAGATTTGATTCAGAACGATTGCTTCATTTAAGCCAATCATTTTTGCAAGATCAGGATTGATTACTAATACGTTACTTTTGAAAAATAAATCTAATTTCTTACTCATATTATCACCTCGTGGTTATTTGAACATTAACGTGTGCACCCTCATGTTAAAATATAAAAACAGCAAACGGAACGTACACGAGGAAAGACGTTCTTTTCGCCGGCACACAATGGCTAGTTTGCTGTAATTATTAAAATAAAAAAAGACATACACAGGATTGTGTGGTCTTCATGACCTTTGCATCCTGTGTATGTCTCTTAATTTAAATTCATCATAGCATAAAGTTTTACATAAATCAATATGCATTTGATGGTTTTAATCTGTAATTATTTCTTGCTTGTCCTTTTGCAACAGACCTTGCAAGAACTTCATTATCTTCTGTATATAATGTTGCGTATAAGTTTATATCTGGTTGATTTCCACTATTGTTCATCATAGCAACAACAACTCCACGTTCTACAGCATCAGCAATGATACTTTCATCAACCATACCGCCGGAATTACCAACGATACTATCTGCGATCATCTTCATAGTTTTTGGATTTTCAAGTGGTAATACAGCTTCTGATCCGGCTTCACCGACACCGATCACGGATGCAGAATCAAATAATCCACCTTTTTTATACCAATCTACTTTAAATTTAGTTGGTATGCTTAAGCTCATTCCACCAAAATTGAAGTCTTTTGTTCCCCAAGAAATATGTGGTGTTGGAATACGTAAAGATTTAAAACCATTAATAAACTGCTTAATGATATTTTGCCCAACTTTATACATATCTCCAACGGCATTTTTTACATTGCTCGGTAACTTTTTCAACCAGTTCCTAGCATCTGTCCATTTATCACCTTTTAATCCAGAAAGCATACCTTTCATAGCTTCTGCTCCTTTGGCAACCAACCATGCTGCCGGAGATGTGTTTGCTAATGTATTTACCGTAAAACTCTTTAATCCTTTTACGGTTGATTGGAAGTTTCCGTTCTTCACGTTCTCCCAACCGTTTTTCATTCCGTTAACAGCTTGTTTACCTTTTTCAACCAACCAATTCTCAGCACCAGTGACTTTACCTTTGATGTAATTTCCGATACCTGCGGCTGCCTGACCGACTTTGCTTTCTTTTACAGACTCCCATCCACTACGGATACCTTCGACTGCATTCTGTCCTTTTTCTTTCAACCATTCACCGGCATTTCCAACTTTTTCTTTAATAAATTTGCCAATTGTACTAACAGCTGTTCCGAAACCAGATTTTGCACTTTCCCATCCATTGCGCAAGCCTTCAATAAGGTTTTTTCCTTTTTCCTTTAACCATTCTCCGGCGCTGTTAAATCCATTCACAATATTCTCTTTTACGTTTCCGATAAACTTAGATATTGCACCCCAGTTTTTGTATATTAAAAATCCACCAACGATTACTCCAACTATAGCTAATCCAATCGGTGAGAACAGCACGCCAAGAACACTGCTAAATGCAGCTGATACAGCTGGTGCAAACGTACCTGTTACCCATGATGCAATTCCACCTGCAAATGAAACCGCTTTTGGAAATAATTTTGTTGAAATAACTTCCGCGATCTTCGGTGCAACATCTGTTGTAATCTTCCCCGGAATACCTTTTAAAAGGCCAATCGCATCCAAAACATACGTTCCAATCGCCGTACCTAATGTAGATTTTGAAAAAGCTCCTGCCATTTTCTTTAATGCTATGATTAATAAGGAAGATGATCCGTCTACTTCTTTAGGTATTAAACCAAACGCCGAAAGTATAGGGCTTACAATTTTATCCACTGCTGTAGCAAGTTTAATAGCACCAAAAGCTATAATAAACTTTCCTTCGATTGTGGTTCCTAATCCTGAGATAAGTCCACCTAATATTGTTTTGATTGTTGTAAATACTTCTCCGAATATTCCGCTCCAATCAATACTACTTAGGAATGTTCCAATGCCTCTTCCAAGTCCTGCCCAGTCTGTGTTTTGCGCTACCTGTGAAAATACTCCAAGAAGATTTTTTACAAAAGTGCTTAATATTTGTCCATTTTCTTCCCAGTTAACTCCGGTGATAAAAGTATTAATCCCGTGAGAAATATTTGCTGCAATATCAGACCAATGTACAGTTTCATTGATTTTTCCAAGTACAGAAAAAACTCCATTGATTCCTACTGCAAATGTATCTGCAATAGTTGCGAAGTCGATGGATTGAAACATACCATTTACAGCTTTTCCAAGAGCAACACCGATTTGCTGAAATCCTGTTAAGCCTGTATTATCTGTTGCTGCTAATTGATTCAAGAATCCGTTTAAGATTCTCCATGAGATCATAAAATAGTTTCCGAGTGCATTTCCTAACTCTGTCCATGGAATTTCCTGAATCATTCCTTTTAAACTTTCTGCAATTCCAGTACCTAGAGTTTTGAAGTTTATACCGCCATCAGGAGATGCAATTTGATTAAACGCTCTCACTACATCCGTAATCCCTGCACCAACTACTTTACCCAATAATTTAAAATCAAAATTATCAAGAAATCCATTGATTGCTTGAGTAAATTTTGTTGTAAATGATGTGATTTTAGGACCAACATTCTTCCAATCAAGTGCATCATAGGCTAATTGCAGACCGGCATTTAACATATTTGCGATCTCACGGCCAACACCATACCAATTATTATCAAGGAATGCTTTTCTGATTCTTGAAGCCCAATGGCTAATTGGTGTTTCATAATCTTCATCTTCAAGACCGCTCAAATCGCCGAGTCCGCCAATTCCACCGCCGACTCCACCGCCACTTCCAGAACCACCTGCACCTCCTCCAGATCCCGTATCGCTTGATTGCTTATTGTCATTCAACTGATTCAATTCATCAAACGGCAGAACAGATAAGGTCTTCTTTAATTCTTTCGCCGCCTTAGATGCTTTGTTCATCCCTTTAGATGCATCGTTTCCGGCGCTTCCAAGTCCTGAAAGATCAGTAGCAGAATCGCCAACTCCACCAAGATCATTTACAACACCTTTTGTTGCTCCTTTTATCTTTTTCCCCATCAGAACATACATAAAGTTTCTGAACATATTAGCTGCTTGCATAAGCCTGCTCATTAAAGCGTTTAATGCTTTAATTGCCGGAAGTACAGCTGCAATAATTCCTTGACCCATAACAGCTGATAATGACTGAATGTTTAATTTTAATAAACGTACTTGGTTTGCCCAAGTACCGGCAGTACGAGCAAAATCGCCCTGCGCATCTTTTGTTACAGACATTAAATAGTTATATCTCAATGTAGCCTGTTCTGCCTGAGTCATAGAAGTCCACGACTTTGTAATTCCGTTTGCCAAAGCATAAGCACTCATATTTGCAACAGACATGTTAATACCTAATTGCTTTAATGGTTCAATCTCACCAGAAATACCTGCCCTGATTTTATAAAATGCTGTATCAGTATCTATATTATAAAAAGATGCAATATCACCCGCTAATCCGGCTAATGCTACTGACATGTCGGATGCTGCATTTTGGGCGACACCTGATGACTTCAACATTGCCATTATGGTTCCTGTGTATCTTTTAGCTGCCAACTCAGATACCCCAAACTGCTTTGAAGCTGTTGAAGCAAAATCATATGCTTTGTATTTTAATTTACCAAAAGAAACATCAATTACGTTTTCTGCTTCTGTTATATCCGATCCTAACGTTATTGCATCCTTTGTAAATTGTCCAAATGCTTGTACCGCCTTAAATCCAATAGCTGTTTGAATAAGATTTTTTAAGCTGAAATTTACGGTTGAAATACTCCCGCTTGCTGACCCAATATTTCGAATAGCATTTACCATTTTACCAATACCACTACTTACAGTAGACCCCGCTCTGGATGCTAAGCTTGCTAATTCAGAAAATCCGTTCCTTAATTTTCCGAAAGAAGTATTCATTGTATTGACAGCACTACTAACTCTACCGCCTGATGCTGCTAATTGTGCCAACGCCTTTGTCATTTCTACTGTATTCTTACTAACAGCCGGTGCTTTAGACATGGTATTGAAAAATGACAAAAGTTCTTTTGCCATTATTTGTAGTCCGTTAGCACTTAATTCTACTTTTTTGCCGGCAGAAGATAGACTCGCTAACGCTGATATGAATTGATTTATTGATTCTTCAACACCTTTAACCGATGCTAATTTATTTGCAGTTTGCTTTATTGCATTTCCTACCGCCGGAAGTTTGCTTGCAACTACACCAGTATTATTTCCAGAACTGATTAATCTAGCTAATGATGCAACAAGTCTATTGATACTTGATGAAACATCCGGAAGATTTCCAAGTTTAGACACAGACTTATAAATACTGTCAAAAATCTGCGTATCAAAACCTTTTGTATCAACTGCCATTAATTTTCTGATAGAGTTAATGACAGAAGATATTTTGCTGTCGCTAAAATCAACGTTATTTAAAACTGACATTGCATGAGATACTTTTGATATTCCATTCACAGAATTTTGAATATTTCCAGTATCTAATTTTCCTATCTTTTCAATTGCTTTGGAAACTGAATTGATATTTTTATAATCTAGCTTTGGTATCGTAACACCTGAAACGCCTTTTAAAGCATTCAGTCCAGAAGCCAATTCTTTTAATGGTTTTGAACTTGCATTTAAGGCGGTAAAATTAACATTTGTTAATGACTGTAACTGTTTACTAAGACCAGATAATTTAGGTACATTGATTTTGATACCACTCATTGATTTTAAAGACGAAGAAACCCTGCCTATCTCACGAGAATAGTTTCTCATACTTCCAGTATCTACGGACTTAAATGCTTTGCTCACGTCATATAATTTGTTTGCCAAATTATCAAGTGCTGTAACAGCTCTGGCAGTCGAACTTTTCACTTGTATATCGAGTGTTTCTATTGTACTATCTGGCATTTTGATTCACCTCCAACTAATAAGGTCAGCGGCTGATCTCATACGGTCAGCCGGTATAAAAAAATAAAGGGCAGAATCATTCGTCTGCCCCTATCTTTTCTATATTTGCATTTGCTTGCATAACTCTGAGTTCCATAAGTCTTAATTCTTGTTGCATTTCTTCTTTACTTCTTCCACTTCTCTTTTCAATTGATTCAATACTTTTTTCTTCTTTTAGCAATGGGTTTTCTGGATAATTCCCATTTTTAGAAAAAGCACAATTAATCGCTTGCAACACATAAGAACCTGTTAACCATGATTGATAATTTGTACTTTTCAATTCATATTCTTTCTGTTCTTTGTATGCATTTATGTATACACTGATTTCTTTTGGAGTGGAGTGAAAAAATTCATCTTTTGTCATTCCGGCTTTTACAGCCTGAGGAAACAATGTATCAAGTATTATTTCTCTGTAACTTCTGCTTTCGCTGTTTTCTTTTTGTGATCCTGAGGTTTCTTTGGTTCTTTCTTCTGTTCTGGTTCGATCCCTAACATCTTGTTCAGACCGATTAGATCGAAAAAATTATCTTCGCCCATCTTTTCAATACAAAGAGTCATGATCCCATAGAAATTTCCATCTTCATCATCTTTATGTTCTTCAAGATATGTTCTAATAAGAGATTTTGCATCTTTAAGATCAGAAACTGTTCCATCTCCCTCTGGTCCATGTGCTTCAAGAAGCCCTGCATAAAAGATTATTAATGTTGTCTTTGGAATATTGGAAATTTCTTTTACGAGCTTCTTAATATCATTTTTATCTTCTGATTCACTGATTCCTACCATCAATGAAGTTACGCTTGATACACAATCGTCATATAATGATGCTTCAACTGTGTATTCAAGCTTATAATCTTTTCCGCCAATTTTTAATACTTTATACATGTTTGCCTCCTATTCATTCAAATTACACTTCTGTATTGTCTGGTTCTACTGCGGTATCAAGACCGACATACTCGTTGATTGTCAATGTCATTTCAACGGTTGCTAATCCATTCTGATCAAGCCCCGGCTTAGGTATCTGTGCTGGTGGCTCAATCTTTGTGAAATATGCCTTATCAAGTGCCGGGTAATATTCCTCATACCATACGGCTTTTCCTGCTGCTTTTCCTGTTTTGTATTCACTAATTAAAGTTTCCCATTCTTTAATTGTCTCGTTCGTTAAGTTGACAGTAACATTAAACGTTCCACCTGTTGATCCTCTACCTGCAATCTCTTTATCAACTTCATCTTCTAATGCTGATGCATCGATTGTCTCTGTATCAATTCCAATATCATCCGTGGCATTGATACGATGAAGCTGTTTAAATTTCGTTGGTTTTGTTCCTGCTGTAGTTTCTACTGCATATCCAACTTTTACGCCGACTGTACTTATTCCGGCTACACCACTCATAATCAAACTCCTTTCTACCCTGTAACTATTGAGGGTTAGCGATCATGATTTTTCATGACCGGTTTAATATCTAAACAGAAATATCTGTTATTAACTATTTCTCTGAAACTTATATTTGTTTTTCATATTGTTCGTATAAAATCGCTGACCTCTATTCTTCTTTGAATCAATTAATCCCTGTATCTTTTCCTGATAAATCTCATCATTAGAAATTCTTATCAGGCTTGTGAGCAAATATATTGATAAATGGTTAGGTACTCTTTTATGTGTAACCATTTCAACGATATATCTTGATTGATTAAAAGTTCTGATGTGTGAATGACCGTCAGCAAATTTCTTTTTTGTGTTATGCACTATGTACCCATCATCATTTGATTTATATATGTTAAATTCATTCTTTGAATAGATAAGATTCATGTTTACTCCAACAAATTACCTGTGTAGATTCTGCTATAACGACTTACAACACGCTTTATACTGTTGTCTGTGTTATCTTGCTGTTCTGGTCCATATGTTCGTTGAAATCCCATAGACACCATTGCTCTGTGACTTGCATCATCAATCTGATATACCTTTTCAACACTTTTTGTTCCTGTTGCAAAACAATCAATTTGAAAACTTGGAATTGTAGCTACTTCGTCACCTTCTATATCCCAACGTGTCCCCGGATTTCCCATAAGAAACATTTGTGCATACATCTTTTTGTTAGCTGCAAGAGTTTGACTTCTTTCGAATGAATAATTTCCATCACCCACAACCTTTTTAACTTCTGCACTCCAACGCTTATATACATCGGACACTGGATTTTTTACTGTATCAGGCATATGAATCTTTCCTTTCTAAGAAGAAAATACTTCCTTTGCTATCTTTAACATCTGCTGTCGCATTTCTACGCCGGCTTTATACACTGGCATTGTTGCTTGTGTACCGTGCGACTTTACAACTTCTCCCGTATCAGAGTAATAATACCAAGCATCTTTACTTCCATTTCCTTTTCCATAAGAACCGATCGTGTATCCTTTTGATGCTCCCAACGGATGAGGGCTGCTACCAACAGATCCGTTGTAATGCACACCTGCACCAAACTCTATAAATAGTAAATCCTTACCACTTACGATCAAAGTTGCTTGTGCATAATCTCCAAAAGAATTGATTTTGATATAAGCATCATGTGTTTTGTCTGAATCGCCTGCCGCAACAGCTATATTAGAATCTATAACAGGAATACCAACTTCTCCGAGTCGCTTTACAAATTCTCTGTTTTTTCTAATAAGCTTATCTCTGTAATTTTCAATTTGCTTTATCGCTGATTGAATACTTTTTTGACTCAGCTCAATATTAATTCTCATTGATACACTCCTTTGATTTTGCTAATTCCATACCTTGCGATATTTCCTTTTTTTGTATCAATTATTTTCAAAATCTTATAATCTGGCATTGTCACTGGCGTTATTTCATCATCTTCCATTCTCAATGACCCATCTTGATTAATTTCTGGTTCTGAATCTACCCAACATACGACACCTTCTTCTGCATAATCGCAAAACGATCTATCATAACTTGTAATATAGCGATCATAGTTCGGAACAATACCCGCTGATATTTCTTCCGCAGTACCACTTGTAGATGATACAGTCATTTTTTTCATAATCGGCTTTTCATAAGTAATGACAGTATCTATATCATCATGATTTTCTGAAATTTTCGAAAACCATATATTTTGCTTGTCTCTTTGCCTTGATCGCATATTACAATCACCTACATTCCTATTTCTTTAAATATGAATCCAACAACGATACCTAAGATTGCAGCAATAACTGTCCATACAACTCTTCGCCACGTTTCACCATCTTTTGATTTCAGTGATTCAACATCTTTGTTTACTGTATCAAGCTTATCATTCATGTTTATTAATTTTTCACACATAACTGCCGATGTTTTAGCAAGCGTGTGTATTTCTTCTGCCAATTTTTCTAGCTCTTCTATTCGTCTGTTTTGTCGATGATCTTCATCTTCAATTCTTCTTTTGAACTCATCGAATGTATTTGTTTCAACAAAGTGTTCGCTATCCAATGAAGACTCCCTTCTGGCATAAAAAACAGGACTTCGCAAAATAGAAAAGTCCTGTTTATTTCCAATTTAATATAACCTCCATAAAATGTGCTTTCCCCACCACCTTCTTAAGCACTCCCTGCGATGTATAATAGGAGGTCTTTTCAAACATCACGCACCGTCTTAGATAATTTTTGATTCAGGTATAATACCTCTCAAATAACTAGAAGGTGTTCCAGAATTTTCATAAGAAGCTGATGTACTGCTTTCTGAATAACTGACTACGCCTTCTTTTCCTTGTTTATCATAATGATACTGTGCTATCCTTTTTATTTTTCCTTTATATCGTTTCACAGCTGATTGTTTCTGTTTTTCAAACTCTTTATCAGAAGCATATCCACCGGGATACATTGCACAGCACACTTCTTCTATTGCATCTTCAATCAATGAGTTTAGAAATGACTGTTGATTTGCTTCATAATCATCTCCGGCATATTCAATTAATTCATTCAATATTTCCTCTGTCATTTCTTTTACCTCATTTTATTTCTTCGGCGATCTTCCTCTTTTTGGTTTTTCTGGTTCTTCTGTAGATTCTTCACTTTTTACAGGAACTTCCTGTTCTTCTACAGAAGGTTCCGTGGAAACATTATCCTCCGGAACCTCATCACCAGCTGCATAATACACACCATTTTTATTTACTACATGATCGTAAATCATACAACTCCTCCTATTTTACTTTCATAACATAAATGCTGTCCATGCCTTCAAAAGATGGGAGAACAATCTGAGAAGCAGTAGTTGAATAAGATACTGGTGGTCCGTATTCAGATTTAACAGCAATTGCAACTCCTGTATCATCAAGGACACTTACATCTACACTAGGATCACCAAGTAATGTTCTTTCCTCTGGTGTCACTCCATACCATGTATTACCAAGCTTTCCTTCACCGATGATTGTTACATAATCATCAGGATAGAAGCTCTTATCTTTACCGTCATAGTCCTCAAACTTCTTATCGTATAAAATTGGGATAAGTCCTGTCTGAGACTGGAACACTTCTTTTACAACTTGTTTAGATACAAAATCAATTGTTCTTCCAGAAATTGTAATAATGGCATTTTTGATCTGAGAGTTTTCAATCAGATAGTTAAATGTTTTTGAAGTCATCATTGCATACATAGGTGAGACACCGATATCTGTCAGGTAATTAATACCCTTCTGAATATCGTTTAATGGTTTAGATGTATCCGCTTTATCCCATGTGCTTGTCCCTTCTAAAGATGCATAATGTTTTGCTTTCCAATCGCCGTTCGGATCATAACTGTAATTGTAAGCTACATTATCAGCTGTACCGATTACAATTTTCATATCTCCGCCTACTGGTGCAAGTAACTGCATTCTCATGCGTTCGGCTGCAATATCAGCACCATCAATTAACTCGTTTGTATCATCATAGATATGAGATAAAACTTCATTAAGGTATGGATCATTGGATTCCTGAGCTCTTGTGATCTCTGCTAAATCCTGTTCTTTTACAACCATAGATTCACGGAAAAGTGGCATTTCTTCATTTGTCACTTTGAATCCTTTTCTTGCACGGATTGTTGCCATACCATCAAATGCAGATGGTTTTAATGCAACTCCAAGACCTTTATGTGTTTTGATCCATTTCAGGTCAATTCCAGTTTTCTTTTTATTTGGGAAAAAAGCAAGTCCGGCATATGCCATGGAATTACTTACATCAGAAGTTCTAACGGATGCTACTGCTTCCGCTGAAAAAACGTCTGTTAATAACATATTGTTCTCCTTTCTACCCTGTAACTATTGAGGGTTAGCGATTATCTATCTTTTTCTAATAACCGGTATTTGTCTTATGCTAAGACTTCTGGTTCTTCTAATACGATTCTGCATCCAGACTTTTCTAACTCTGTAACTAATGCAAGATCATATGTTAATCCAGAACTTTTCTGTGCTCTTGTCGTATTTACATATGCTTTCTTTAAAACTGCCTGCTGCGGTCTTGTTTCATAAGCATCATGAAGTAAAATTCCAACAGCGCCAGTCCAAGGTGTAGCTTTAATTGGTGCTCCATCTTTTCCAATTGGAGTACCGGCTTTTACAACTTTTCTACCTAAATCGTCTTTGGTTTCTACACCATCAAAGTCTACTGTATTTGGAATTGCTTCAAATTCTTTTCTGTTTAAAATTTCAACTTCATTAGAAACTGAAAGAACATCTACTTTCATATCTCCTCTTGCCATGATACGTCTCCTTTCTTACATGTAATGTTTTAATATATCTGCATTAACTCCGGCTTTTTTGTTCTTCGCAAATTCCTTTGCTTTTTCAACTGCAAGTGATTCTTTTGCATTTCCATTTCCGGCGTTAATATCTTTTCTGTTTTTGTAAAATTCCTGTTCCATATCGGATTTAGTGACTTTTATATGTTCTGCAAGACATTTAAAAGCTGATTCAATATCATTTCCGGCAAGTGACTCTGCAAATTTTTTCGCTGCATCTTTACTCATACCAATTTCAGGGTCCATACATCTTTCTGTATATTCTCCAATCAGCATTTTTGTTTCTAACTCAGCGATTCTTGCATCTTTAGCTTCGTCAGCCTCTTTCTTTTCTAACGCTGCCTGTTCCTGCGCTGTTAATGTTGATCTGTACTGTTTTGTGATCTCGCCTTTTTCCTTTAAGGCTTTATCTAATGCAGCTTTATTTTTTGATCCCTCAACTTCTAATCGTGCGATTTTAGCAAGTAATTCATCTGTGCTAGGTTCATCTTCTGTTGATCCAGAACCACCGCCATTATTGCCTGAAAGATTTCCGACCTGCGCTCCTTCTCCACCATCTGGTGCATCTGCAAATCTAACTCTGCTGCCAGTACGTTTACCTTTTAAATAATAAAAAAACATATAAAATTCCTTCCTGTGTTTTTATGAGTTCTCTCTCAATCAAATTTGTGTTTTATTTTCTGCTTTTCTCTAAGCAACCGTGTTTTATTAACGTCACTTCTCTGTGACTATATGTATTTAACACTGCATCTGCATCCTACGATTTCAGATGAGCTTGCGCCCAAAGACACATCCCTTGGGTACATTAATAAAGAACCACCCACAATGAATGGTTCTGTTATTCCTATAATCTCTCCATCAGCGGACCTATGTGTGGACCTTGTTTTCTTGTCCATAATTGCAACCCACTGTTTTTTTGTTTTTCCTTGTGCTATTGCTTCTAAGTCGTATTGAAAACTTCTTGATACATTGCTTTCATTCTCAGAAATAAATTTTGCTCTATCCTGTGAAAAGTAATAAGGATCATCAATATTCCTTTTCGTAGCATCTATAACTTCATATGATAACGCTGTCATGTATGCCAAAAAATTTTCATTTGGTGTAACATACCCATTCAAAGATTTCTTATATCTGTCAAAAAACTCTTGTCTTGCAGTTTCCCAATTTGGTGTTGGGTATTTCTGCAACGTAAACATAAGACTCATGACATAGAGAAATTCATCTTCCATATTCTCGGCCAGTTTGATTCTTGTCTCTTTTTCTTCTTTCGGAAGTTCCATCTCTCCAAAATACTTTTCATACGGAATAGACCTTGTATTCATATCCATTTGATTCAATTCATCAAAACTTAATGCTGAGTACATTTCTCTCTCCTGTTATGCCTGAATCTTATTTGAGTCTGTATTCAATCCATCTAATATCGGCGAGTTTCCTGTCTGATCAGATGTATCGCCTTGAATCTTTTCTGATGTATTGCTACCAGTATCTCCTATGGTTAAAGTGCTGCTACTATCAGATGTTTTCCACAAAGATTCCTGATATTTTTCAATCATTTCCTGACTATCGTTCCAAACTTGTTCCACATCACCAAACGCGTCAACTACCTTTAATGCGTGTCTTCCGTGGATTCCGTGACTCACATATGTAGCAAAAGTGTTTGCCTTAACAGACATGTCATAATTCTTTCTTCTGTTAAAATGAAAGTCTATATCAGAACTGTGTATTTTTCTGATTGGACTGTCTTCAGGAAGAATTTTTGAAGGAACTAACTGAATCGCTCTTAGGATCAATTTAATTTCTTCTCTCTTGCCCTTCTCAGTCATTTGCTGTTCTCTCATGGCATCCAATTCTGCTGCACTCCATCCAGAACTCATGTCGGTTGCTGTCCCAGTTGATCCACTGCCAGAACTTTCATACTGAATAGGAACTTTACAATCCTGAAAGATTCTACTGCGGTAATCAGAAATAGCAGATAATGTACTGCCAGAATCAAATGTGCTTGAAAGTGGTTGAACACTTGGCTTTCCATTTTCGTTTGAATATGTTACTAACCACTGACCGCTTTTAGGTTGAATCTCATTTCCTTCGTCATCTACTGGGAACTTAATGTCGTTCCCCCACCATATTTCCTGTGTTCTCTGTGACACATCATTCGTAAAGTCTGACATTAAAATATTGAGTGCATCAATTTCTGGAATCTTCCTTTCGAAGCATCCTGTTCTGTCAAAACTTCTTTCATACTCAATAATCGGAATATCTTTCAGTGGATTCTTTTCTACTGAAACGACCTCACCTGATTGAATCTCATAGCGGCATTCTTTAGTAAAACATGTAAAATACAGCTTTCCTGAAACTTTCCTGTATGTAACACCTAAAACTTTTTTCTGACCTGTCCCGTTGTTATATACGCAAAAAGCATATCTGGAGTCAAGTGTATACACATCTACCAGAGATTCAGGTTCACCATCTTCCATATCGTCAAAGTCTGTCTTAATATCAATCATTCTATGACCGATACCGCAGATTTCAATAAACTCTGCCATACACTGATCTTTATAACCGATGTTTTCTCCGTTTGTTAGAATCTCATTTAATGAAGTGATTCCTGCATCATCCGTTTTTGAATCAGAGCCATGCATTTCCTTGTCGCCACGTTGAACCAACATGATAGGGCTGCTCCAATTGTAGCCAATCTTAAATTCTTTGACGTAGTTTGCAACACTTCCATTAACCTTTATGTCAATGTCTGGTCTTACTATTTTTTGTCGTTTTAATGGCTGCTGTCCGCCTTCATAGTCAATCAGAAACTGCATCTGTCTGCGATTAAATAAGTGTTTTGCATAAGCTTTTCGCAAGACTGATAATATGTTATCTTCATCAATGATTGTCTCATCTGTATAGATTTTTGTTCTTCCAAGCAGTCTTGCTTCTAAACCCATTGTCGTTTCACCTCTTTCTTCGCAATAAAAAAGCATCTGTGGAAATACATCCACAAATGCTTACTTAAAATCTATTATATAGTATACTAAACTAAAAGGTCTTATTGTGTATCATAGAGTCTTATTCTTCAAATCCTTTGATTTTCTTAATTTCATCTAATGCTTCTTTATGCATTCTTTTTACATGCTGCAAGGAATAACCCATTTCATTTTGTATCATTCTTAATGTTTTGTACTCAACATATCTCTTAAAAAGAAGATCATAATGATTTGGATTTTCTGTTGTTTCGATCACTGATATAATTTCTTTTTTCTTGATCAGAAATCTTTTGATTTCTCTATTAGTTTCTCTTTCTTTATCTACAATATTGGCTATTGCATCTCCCATACGATCTTTTTGTTTTGAAGTTTGTACTTTATCAGAACCGATTGCTACGGATGCACTAGTCGCTAACGCTCTCAACTGATATACCTCTGACAATTTATTATGTATTTTTTTATCAAGGAACTGTAATTGCATTAAATATTCTTTCGCTGTCATTTTTTACCTCTAAACTGGACTTTGTCTGATATAACTTTGTCGTGCTTCTGGCTTTGATACAAATTCTGCTAACATAGCTAATGAGTCAGGACCATCATCATGCAGAACCTTCGCCTTTGTCGTGTAAGAAGTTACATTTTCCATGAATCTTCCATAATCAGACTTTACTTGGTATTCTGATGGTTCTAAAAATAAGCAATGCTTCTTTATCCAATCTGAATTGACCAAAATTTTGGTTTCTTTATTTGCTGTTGTGTATTTTGGTTCAATAATTGTCCTTGCTTTGCCTTTGATCATTTTGCTTATATTATCTGCAATTCTTCCTCCGGCTTGGTTTGATTCAAAACGCACCTTATGTGGTTGATGCCTGATAAGAATTGCAGCTGTCTTGTTATCAAGAATTTCATAATTCGTTTCATCGTCAAATACAACATCCGGTATATAAAAATCTTCTCCAAACTGATATGCAATCGGAAGGGATTCAAAGTCGGTTCCCTTATCTTTTGTATCGCAGACACCCCAGATAGCATCTGGGTCTTTTTTAGGAAATACTGTATAACCGGATACCCCCTCAGGAACATGATGTTTTTCAAGATAAAATCTTCTTAATTCATCCGCCGGTAATAATAGTCCTTCACGCTCTACTGGTTTTTGTTGGTATAAACAGTTAAACGAAATATCATCCATAGCTTTTCTTGCATCTTCAAAATACTCTTTAGAGAATCCATTTACAGTAAACATGAAATTGCTTTCGCCTTTTTCATTTAGTGCCGGTACTGCAATAAATCTTGCTCTCGGATCACCTGCATATAGTGTCTGTAGCTTTCCAATCGGATCATGAACACTCCATCGTGTCGCAATATAGAACTCTTTGCAACCGTCCAATCGTCTTGATCGTAAATCGTTTGCAACTTTCGTCCAGAGTGTTTCCAGTCGGTTTTTATTCAATGCTTCTTCAATTCCTGATACCAAGTCGTCCGCGGTAAGAAATTTATTACAACGTGTCGCACCTGTTAATGATCCGTCAATTGATCGAAACGTCCACGTTTTGAAACGGCCATTTCTTTCAAGGTTTACTGTTGTTTCTTTTGCGTTTGTTCCTTGCATCTGCACATTCGGAAAAATCTCATGCCATGTGTATTCTACTGGATCATTTATAATTTCAAGAACTCCATCATACAGTGATCGTGTCAAAATGCTACTATGGGCAGAAGATAAGTTAAAACAATTTGGAAACCAACCACCAACAAGAGATAAGAAAAAGTCTTCCAGTGTTGACTTTCCACAACCGGGTGGAACACTTAACGCAAATATGTCCAATTTATCGTCCATTAAATCTTGCAATGATTGAATTATCCCGTGTTGCATAAAAACCGATCTACGTGGTTCGTAGAACCTCTCAGAAGGTACTCTGTTCTTTTCAAGATATAACAAACCACTGTCTACCTGATAATGCTGACCTTCCAGAAGCAGAAACTTCCAGTATAGATCGTCATATTCCGCCATTCCTGTCGTTGCTGCCATATATGCAGCCATTTCATGGGCATACTTGCTTATCTTGATTGCATAGTCCATGACCTCTTTATTGTTAAATGTTAATTCTTGCTTCATGTTGAGCAACAATTGGTATGTATCATTCTGGTTTTCGTATAAATCCATCTGTCCGTCCAATATTGACTTAAAGACCGATTGATACCATTCAAAACTTCCTTCTTGCATAAAAAAAGAACCGACTCCTTCCCTTGAAAGCGTCCGGCTCTTTGGCTCTTGCGACTATTAATAATTTATTTCAAACATTTTTTTGCAGTTTGATGATTTGCATTTATACTGCAAATGACTAATTTTCGTATCATGGTTAACAGGAAATTGCTTCTTTCCACACCATGGGCAATGAATCCAAACATTGCCTTCTTTATCCTTTTCTGCATACGACATTCCCTCAATCGGTTCTGTCATATAATTTTTCATTTCTTTGATAATTTCTGTCATACTCAATGTTATAATCCCCTGTCAATTCTAAAAAACAATGCGTATGCCGGAGTTGAACCGTCTAAACTGACCATATCCAGATACGCAAACAAAATAAAAACATTGTAAGGAGTGAAATCTTTGCCTACTTAAAGGCGAAAATCTCTTTTCACCAGTTGTGGTGAAAAAGTTTTCCATGAAAAAAAGAAATCCATCCCGGCTATAACGGTCAACAGCAACATTGGCTTGAATTTCACATACGTACTAAAATAATTTTAAGAAAGTAAGGACTTTATGTTCGCAATAGCGAACAAATGGTATAGCCAGACTTGAACTGGCATCCTCAACATTCGTAGTGTTGCGCTCTATCCAATTGAGCTATATACCACAACTTATTTGGAGGTAATCGAAATGTTATCGTATCTTTCTGAATTTATTACCATTTCCATTGCTTCTATTGGCGTAAGACCAATTGCGGAAATGACATTTTGAAATGTTGATGCTGACTGCCCAGAACATAACTGAACACCTTTTCGGTTGCTGTCAGCATGAAAAACATTATTTCTACTTTGAACATTCCAGAACACAATGTTAGGAATCTCATAACCATGTTTTTTAAATTCATCAGCCATCTGATCATTAAACGTCCAACTATCATTTGTGCACTGATCAATTTCCATATCAGAAATAACAACAAGTGCTTCTGGCATTTCTTCCTGATCTATATGATTATCAATCGCAACTTTCAAAATCTTATCAAATGCTTTTTTCAGATCTGTATTGAATCCCCATTCCGCAGATATTGCGTTGCTATATTTCTCATATAATGTGTTTCCTTTTAGCGATACAAATTCAGGGTCACCGCTAAATGTCATAAAAAGATTATGATATGGACCAATGTTTCTTTCTGCAAAGTATATTGCAAGACCTACAGAAGTTTGCATAGGTCTTCCATTCATAGAACCTGATACATCAGCCATAACTAATACGTTTCGTCCCGGCTCTACATAGTTCGGAAGATTCTTCCACTGTGCTTCTGCAATAGCATGATCGATCTCGTATGGTGAATCAATTTCATTGATCAAATCATATGGATACAGTGTACTTGAATTGATCTTTTGCCTTCCGTTTGACACATCTTCCTTGTACTGTTGGAATCTTTCTGCATCATGACGATAAAAAGCATATTGGTTGTTCAACATACATCTACTAGGAACTGATGGATAAAATATCTCGTTCCATTTGTTCGCAGACATATATGTTTCCGTGATCTTTAAGTATTTTCTAAGATTACGGACAATCCTTTTATAATTTCGAACAGATATACCAAAACCAAGTGCTGTCTTAATTCCAAGCTCCCTTGTTTTCTTAGAGCTTGCATCCGCGGTCTTTAACCATTTAGCCAATAATGATATTGGTTTTCCATTGTTGTAGTCTTTGAAATCTTCAACCATCTGTGATTTCATATGAGTCCACATATCCTGTTCTAAAGGCGTATCGACCAATGCGTACCAATCATCGTAACGCCCATATTCAGGAATCCAGTAAATGTTATTTTTAATACTTTCAGGGTATACGCAAGCCATATGATGAATCAGATCACGGAAAACTTTTCTTTCTCCTAATCCACCTCTTACATCTCTTGCGTAAAATACGATTTTTGTAGCAAGTAACGGATTTTCTTTGTACGCTTCGTCAAACAAGGACAGAACTCTTGATAGTTCTGCATCTCTAAGACTTCCAATTGTTGAATACAAATCAAGACATGCATTGCCTGTAGTATTCAAAGCAACTGCTCCATTCTCTGTCTTTGTGAACTTTGTTTCTCTTTCCACTGCTTGTGCAAAATTCATATTTCCCTCTCTTTCATAATCAGGACTCGTGAAGTATGCTATACGTCATGGCTTGTTTTTTTGTTGCATTGTACTTTTTATTTGCTGTATGAGTCCCTAAGAACATGATGCTTGTGCATTAACCTTCAAAAACATTTTATAATACATTAAAATTTGCTGTTAGCATCACTCAATGGACCGTACAGGATTCGAACCTGTGGCCTTCCGGTTATGAGCCGGATACTCTCACCCGCTGAGTTAACGGTCCTAACTACCGAGATTTTCTCGACAGTTTATTATTTAATCTGCAATACATATGTATCTTACAAATTCTCTAGGAAGTAAAATTACGTTCATTGCTGATTTTTTTATATAAAACATTTCTTCTTCCGCTGAGTACCAAAACATACTACTTGAACAATTTGTAGTATAATCTGTGTCAAAATATTCTTCTCTTCCATCAACGAAATTAACTTTAACTTTTTTCATTTAGCACCACCATATCACAATAATGTTTAACGCATATAAGAGAATCATGGATGAAAAACCTACGATCGTTGCTTTATCATTTGTTTTTGCTGTTTTCATAAACCATCTGATGATCAATGCATATACAACATTGCAGAGTGTAACAATAGCTTTTGTGATCATCTACTCAACTCCTAAAATTAATAACATCAACAAAAACAACCAACCAGTTCCAAATGTTACTGCTGCATACACTGAAACACCAACTACAAACATGTTATATAAATATCTCATCGTTTCACTGCTCCTGACTTATTTTTTAAATACTCAAGTTCAAAGTTGATATACGTTGCTGCTTTCTCTAAGTCCTCAACAAGTTTGTTTGGGTCTTTCTTGCCTGCTCTGCATATATACTTTACTGCATTGCCTAAGTTGAAATTTAAATCCCAGTCTCTAATCACATCTTTTGCTTCATACTTTCCGGGATTGTAATAGTTTTGATGTTCAATCATTCTTGTGTATCCTCTCTGTGTGTTATGAGTTATATATTAATTTCTTTGTATGCCTAAAAAGGCTCTTTTGTTTTTTGGGGAATTTTTGGCACTAACTCCGGCGGCGTGGGCGGTCTCCTGTGAGGGGTACCCCGTCTTTTCTGCCGTTCCCTTTACTTTGTACAACATGCACAAAACAAACAAGCTTTATTGTGTAGTCTGCATATATCTTTACACCACACGATCAATCTATACGTTAAATAATGGTTTAAGTTATAGATCACCATATATCTATTGTGATACTGCACAACTATATATATTATTATTATTGTCTTATTGTGCATAATGCTTTTATGATATATATATATTATGCTTATAGATTTGGTTTTTGTGGTAGTTGTTGGTGTTCTGCATACTTCTTTGCGATCTCTGCTCTGCTCTCTTTTGGCAACCCTGTCTGATCAATGATGTTAACTGTTTGCTGTTCACTGTACCCGTAGCAGCTCTTAAGTAAGAACATTGAACCTACTGAGTTTTGTTCACTCGTACGATCTGCCAATGCTAACTCGCATTCTTTTAACCATCTTTTCACAGAATCGGAATGTACAGAACTTGCATTCCTAACCTCTCCGACTTTCCAACTGTGAAATGTATCGTCATTAATACCCGTTAACAGTGAGAACCCCAACAACGAAGGATTATGATTGTATTTATAACAGAGCGATGTATATATATCCCAGATCTCATTAATTGTATCTATATCGCTAGTATCAATGTTAGTCTTTAATTGATACAATGTTTTCTCACTCTTCTTAGCTTTAAATACATGTTTAAATATATGCTTAAGCATACCCTTAAACGTAGACACTTTATATATATCCTCCTCATTTGCTAAAGATTTAATATAATCATCTGCGTATATATCAATCTCATTTTCATAAACTTCTAAATCCTTCATGTTCTCACCACCTTTTACTTTATCACTCTAAAGCATTAAATAATAATCTTAAATATTCATAAGGGCTTATATAATACCCTGTAATTAATATCCTGAACTAAAGATAATTTTATTGCAAGCGTAAATTTAAAGACTAATATACGGCGTTTCCGTCGCTTATACAGCCATATAAAACACTCTTATTGGCCAAAACACGTAGACTAGACACCGCCGGCACCGTTATATTTCAACTTTAGATAATCAATAAAAATTTATAAAATCTTTATAATTTCAAGACTCAAAAAACGTCGTGACGTTTAAAAAGTCGCACAAAAAAAAGCTCCGCAAAGAACTTCTTTCAGATTTTTATTCTTATTTTTCTCGATCTAGTCAACAAAAAATAATCTTTAAAAAGATATATAACCGCGGATTATATTCCGCGGTCATATGCAAAAATTCTTATTGCTTCTAATTATTTACTTATTAAATATGCTGCGCCAAGTACCATTTCTAAATATCCAAGGATAAACGCCCCCGGGATCGCTGTAAAAATGATTCCTGCAATTATAAAACTACTTATAACAATTAATAAATCTATTTTTTTCATCTCGTAAAACCTCCGTCGCTGTTAACTGGCAAATTTTTAAAATCTTTGTTTTGTTCTACTATGCTTTCTAATACATAGTACAAAGATTTATCCTTATCTTTAATTTCTTTTATTTCAGTTTCCAATATGTCAAGCTCTTCTTTGTGACTGTCTGCGCCGTCTGCGTAGTCCAACCCGAGTGACATATTAAAAAGTACATTGCACATCTCACATATTTTCATTTTTCCGCCCTCCGTTATGCTAATTTTTCACTTGGATCGTATCTAAAAATAAATCCATGCTTAAATTTACTGTAGTATCCGCCCAGATCACGCATTTTTTTATTCTGTTCAATGTAATCTTGTTTATTTAAGTTTTCATTGATTCTTACTACCCAGAGTTCGGACATGTCGCGCGTGTCTTCGCCCTTTGTAATCTTGTAAGTAACTTCCGTTACTTTTTCGATCTGTTTTGCTTCCTGTTCTTTTTTAGTCTGTCTTTTCTTTGTCTTTGCTGCCGGTGTCGCTTTTTTGCTTTTAATTCTCGCAGTTTTTGGAACAAATTTACAATCGTTGTAACTTACTTTTCCGCCGTAAAAATTACAACTAAAATAATCAATCATACTGTCGGAATCGTCGTAGTTATAAGAAGCAATAAAGGCGTTTACATCATCAACAACACTTTTAAAATATTCTGTTTGAACACCGTAAAAGAATTGTTCTTTTTCAAACACCGTTTCTGTGTAGCATTTCAAAAATTCCTCCTGTGTAAAATCGTCGTCTGACATAATATAATTCGCTCTGAATTTATTATATAAGTTTTGAATTGTGTCATTTAAAACAGTAGTTGTTATTGTCTTTCCTTCACTATCAACGTATGAAAACGGTGTATACCAGATTTCTTTTAGTTCTTCGGCTGTCATAAACATTTGTTGTGGAAATTCTAACAACTTAACAATTAAAGATTGGCACATGCTGCCGTATGATGTGCGTACACTAAATTTGCATGTAGGATATTTCTTTTTTACGTATCCTCGTACAATTTTTGCGATCTCTTTCAGAGTTAAACTAGAATCATATCTAGAGCCTTCCCAACCGAAATCAGTATAAAAATGACGTCTTACATTTTCCGCAGTTTCTTTTTTTACTTCCTCAGGCTCTGGCGCTTCTTTTGCTGCCTGATCTCTAAAGATCGGAAAAGCAGTATCAAACTGAACGTTGATTTCTTTCATAATTTCCAGATCACCGCCGTTGTCTGGGTGGTTCTCTTTCAGTAATTTTTTATAAGTATCTTTTAATTCTTTTAATGTTTTGCAATTTCTAAAATATTTCATAATAGTACTCCTTTTTTTGTTTTTAATTATCCGTTACAATTTTTGTAATTCGATAAAACAAACTATCGAATTTTTTTGTGCAGCCAAGATCATATGCAAGTTGTCCAAGCGCTTTAGTGTATGCAGTTTCAAACTCTACAAATACATGATCTAATTTATTCAAACGGCTTTTCTCTTTCATGATCTCATTTCTAAAATACCGCTTTTTCTTTTCAATCATTTTTTTGATTTTTCTACGTCTGTTATTTTTTCGTTCGTTCTGTACTCTTCTAATCGTACCCAGTCGTTAATATATCCAAGATCGCTACTGAGGGAAGAAACTTCTAATATATAATAGTTTCCATAGCTCGCTTTCCTGTACGTTGTATTTTCAAAGCTTTTTGAAATTAGTTTAAACGGCTGCCCGTCTTTTTTTGTCTTATACTCTACAGCTTCCCAAAGTCTCAAGAGTTCCTGATTTCTTGCAAGGTTTCTTGCAAGTTCTTCTTTTATCTTTTCTAGTTTATAATTTTTCATTTTTGTTCCTTCTTTCTATTTATGCGATTCTTGCAGACGCGCAAGTTTTAACTTTTTCACTTCCATATTTTTTCTGGATGTCTTCGAAAGACATTTTCTTTTTATGCCACTTTCCAGATGGTTCCGTGCTAAAATGCCACTTTTTGCGATTCTTAGACCACTTAAAGCCAAGTTTTTTCAACTCTTCTTTATAAGTAAATGTGTTACCGTCTACCCAAATCCAAGAGCCTACAACCTCAATGTTGACACCATCGAAAGAAACTATATTATTGATCACGTTTCTTAGCGCTTCGTCTGTTTTATAGTCGTATTTATTTTTTTGTTCTTCATCTGGTGTCTGCCCCGCCTTAAACATGTCAAACAGTTTCTTGTACTCTGCTGTGATTTCCTGACATGCTGCAACGTCTCCGCCATTGTCAGGATGATTTTTTACCATCAACTTCTTATATTCTTTTCTTAGCTCCTCAAGATTTTTTGCTGTAAAATATTTCATATCGTTGTACCTCCTCGTTTGTGTTCTGATCTCTTAACTTGATATTATTATATCAGTGTACACCTATAATAACAATATGTAATATACAACAAATATAAGTGTACACTTACATGATTTTATTGTGCATTTTGTATAGTTGCACACTTATAACAAAAATGATATAATAATGTACACTATTTAAGGAGGTGTACAAATGCCAAAAAAAAGAGAAGACGGAAAAAATGCAAGAACTGTTGCAAGTAACAAGTACCAGAAAAAAAATTATGATAGAATTAACATACTAGCGCCAAAAGGCTACAAGGAAGAAGTGAAAAAATACGCGGATGATTGCGGTATGTCGTTGTCGGCGTATATAATAGAAGCGATCAGAGAAAAAAGCGAACGAAAAAACAGCATATAATAGAAGAAACTAAAAAAGACGGTGCAAACCGTCTTTTTTTATTGTACTATTGCAAAATTCGTGATAATATATAATCGTATACTTGCGTTTATTATGCAATTTTTAAACGTTGCCGGATCTAGTTTGATTTTGTGCAATATGTCCAATAGTAAAAAATTGGAAGTATGCAAAAAATTCTGATTTTCTGCCAATTCGAGAGCAGTTTCCAGATTTTTACTTGTATTTAAAATTGAAAAAAATTCCAAAAAAATCTCAAAATTTTTGGATTCTAAATATTTCCAACTGGAAAAATCCACCCAAAATCTGGACCAAAAAGTGGGTGGGAAAAGTTGCCCATGAGACGAAAATTTTTGTTTGTGAAATTTGCACAAAATATTCTACGCCGTTAAAATCGGTGTTAGCTATTTTGCTAATCACAAAACATTTAATGAATCGTCTTTATTTTTTTGCTTTCTTTGGTTCCTGTTCTGAACCAATCCATTCAACCGCTGTCTTCTCTGCTTCTGCTTACTGCGTTCGTTTTTCTTCCTGACACTCGTGTATTGTGTTGATGTTCCCATTATTTTCTACCCAACCTTTCTTCCATTAACTGATTTCTACTTTTTAAATTTATGATCGGAACTTCTGACTTTAGTTCTTTTGGCAGTCTTCCAACGATAATAACCTTGTTAGGCTGTAATCTTCGGCACATCTCATAGAACCCGTTACAAAAATCAATCCTTGATGCCTTGGATTTCATTCTACCGTTTGTGCTGCACGCAACATTGCTGCCTATGGTATATCCATCAAAGCACCAGTCCCAACAATCCTCTGATAGTATGCTGATATTTGGAATCATTTTTACGCCATTTAAAGCAAGATAATATGTTAGTGCATGATTTCTATACTTATTCCAGATTTGCATTGCAAATGGCATTCCTTGTTCGCCAGAAGCTATGCTGTAGTCTAATCCACACACGCTGTGAAAGCATCTTAAGTGTTCTAAGTATCTATCAGGATTAGCATACACTCTTTCAAACGCATTATCATGTATATAAAAATTAACATTCAATTCTCGATGATTCTTGATTGACCGCTTAAAGCTATCTGCAAAATCTATCGTATCAAACGGTTCATAAAATGCAGCCGGTATAACTGGAAACTGATATTTCCCGTCCAGTTCCGCACCTGTGATCATATATTCTTTCATTACATCAAATGCTGTATGTATCATTCTTTCTGCCCTCCTTATTTTTATGGTAGCAAAAAGATAATTTTATTTACAGGAAAAAGGACCAGAGAAAAAATCTCTGATCCTTTTACGTCCTTGGAATATATATTGTGGTTGTTTGTACTATTATATTACTATGTTTTCTTAATTTAGTCAATGTTATTCATGTTTTTGTTATATTCATCAAGAAATGCGTTAAAATACTTATCTTATGCTTCTTTTCTTGCTTTTGCAGCATCCTCTTTTTTATCATACATTCCAAGATGATACATCTTCTTTTTAAACATTATATATGCTTGCCATTTCTTATTATCAACAGACTTATTTGTATTGATTATCTGAGAAAAATAGTAAATTTCTTTGTATTCTTGATTTTTCGAAAACTCTTCTGCTGTCATTATTTTATACTGCATACCTACATCCAGTAAAACATAAACTGCGTTTTTAATTGCCACATGATTTTCAACAGCTATTCTTTCAAGATTTTCTTTGCCTAATCTTCCAATAATTTCATTTATCATATTCATTCCTCCGTACTTATTTATCATTGATATGAAAAAGGCACGACCTAGCCAAATGATCGTGCCCAAACTTCTAAAGTTACTGTTTATTTTTCACTTCGGAATAAATTAAAGATATATTAATTATAATTCATCAATCAATCCTTGTCAATTTTCTTCTCGAAATCAGAACAAAAATCTTCTGAATTAACACGCTGACCACCGCATCGTGCTTTCCATTTCTGACAAGTTCCATCTTTTGTATTTTTATTTTTAGAAAAACATTTGCAGTTTGCACACTTCAAATTATCCATATTTTCTTTTATCATTTGTAAGCACTCCTCGAATCCTGCATTCTTCCCATTTAAATATATGTTACTACCAACATATTTATCATTTTCAGGAATCATTGCTGTAAAATCTTCTCTTTTCATTACTTCCTACCTCTTTTCGCTCTTAAAAGATTTTTTCTTACATTTTTTGCTTTTTCTTCTGAATAATAACTCATATTCATTTCTTTTTCTTTCTTCTTCTCTTTCTTATATTTATCCAGGAAGCTTTTATATCCGGCACAACTTGAGTGACACTCTGAATGTCTGCCTGTCTCCGGCGTGCATCCTAAACACGGACAATCACTTGCTCTCATATTGTTTTCTCCCTTCTAATTCTTCACATGCTGCTACTAAAGAATTGACTTCTTGGCACTTTTCAAGATACAGTTTATCCATTTCTCTAATCTTATCTGGTGTCAATCCTGTTTCTCTGTACTCTAAAAGTTCTTTCAGGCAGTTATAGATCACAACTCCGTGTTGGTTTAATGTTTTCTCAGTTTTGCAAGCATCCATGACATGCTTAATTGTCTCAGTATCAACTTTTACTTCAAACATTTTCGTTTTTCTCCTCTCTAGTTCTAATTTCATTGATTCTCTTGCGTACTTTATTTCATCAGGCGTTAATCCTGTTTCTTCATATTCAAGAAGTTCTTCCAATGCAAACCTTATTGGCAGTTGGTTGTAAAGTATGTTCTATATCTGACATCCTAATTCCTCCATATGATGAAATAACTTATCATATCTTGCCTGAATATCATTGTATTCATCTTTATAATAATCAAGCTCATCTTTCATCTCATCAACTTGATCAGGTGCTAGACCAGTAGCTCTATACGACATAAGTTGTAACAACGCCGCTATTATAACTGCATCTGTCGCTGTGCTTGCAAGCGCTTTACATGATTCTAATGCATTATTAATAAGTTCATCGTTAAGTTTTATATTAGATGGATCTATAACACTTTTAAATATATCAAATCGTCCACAGTTTAAAGCTTCCGCAATCTCATCTATCTTTGTTAATGTCAATCTTCTTGCATTTTTTTCGTAGAGTGAAATTGCTTGTGCCGATACACCAAGACGTTTTCCTAACTCTCTTTGCGATAATCCTCTTCTAATTCTAATTTCCTTTATGTTTTTTCCTATATCAATCATTTTATTTCTGCTCCTTCTATGTATTGCATACAAATATATTTCACAGAATAACAAACGTATTAAAATTTTATTTCAATTCCTGTTTCTTCCTTGATCGTTTGCTGTAGGTCCTGAACACTTATATAACCTTTTTCGTAACTTTCTTTTAGATCGTTGATTTCATCAATCCAACGTTCTATCCTTGCACTACCAAAGTCAAATTTATTTCTTAATGCCATGATTCCTAGCAAAAGAAAAGCTGTATAACTGCTATGTATTAGTTTGTCTGCATCCCTGCGATTCTTAACCCTACGTTGCTGCATGGGTACTTTTCTATTGTTAAAGTATTTACTGTTCATTTATAGCACTCCTTTATAACTTGATAACCCTTTGTCCTCTGTCATATTGATTAAGTATTTTCTCCAAATCTTCTTCCGCTTCTGTTCTTGTTTTACACGTCTTGATAATTTCAGTATATCCGTCCATCGATTCACACATTACACAATGTTTTCCTATATCATTTTTCGTCATAATGTTCTTAACTCCAACATACATAACTGCAATATTGTCAAGGTTTATTGCTTTATTATTTTCTGACACTATTAACATATAAATCCTCACTTTCTCCCCAGTCTAATTTATTTCCACACTTACAAGTTTCTTGCCACGGTGCAACTTCTCCCGAACACCGTGGACAATAAAAGTGCATTTCTGGTTTTCCTTTAAGACTGTACCACCGATGCATGACCGGCGCATGATACAGCAAATTCGTCATGTCCATATATTGTTTTATTGGAACTTCAATATCATTTATATGCTTTGCTGTATACATTACCGCACATAAAATGAATCCGATTAAAATCCCAATAATAAACACTGCTGCTTTCCACATAAGATCACCCCCTTTTCTTCTACATATTTTTTCATCATTTTAATAGGAATAACTTTCCTTCCAGACCAAAAAGTTTGATCCCATGGTCCACCCTTTTTCTGCGCTCTTTCTGCCAACTGCCAACCTTCCAGAAACGTACATTCATGCACAACCTGATGAATTAATACACGAACTTCAATATCATCTATGTAAGAAACAATATTTGGAGAATATATAGGAAATCTGGTAAATCCATTAAATCTATCGTATACATCTCGAACGCATGGTCCAAATCTTAATGCGATAATATCATCAGAGAAAATTGGCTCTTGATATTTCTTTAGAAAATTAAGTTGGATATAGTACAAAATATTTTGTAGCATCAAATTAGTGATTCCATATTTATATTTGTTGCTAAACTCCAACACACACGAAGCAACTTCCATACCGCTATACAGATACATTCTACACATCCTCAGGACTTCTGTTATTGGCTCTCTCTGTGTCAAATCCATCAGGGTATCTTTTCTTTAGCTTGTCAATGTTCATCTGCATGATCTCATCCAGACTCCATCCGAACGATTCACAGATCATAGCAATATACCACATAACGTCTCCAAGTTCCTTTTTCGCATGGTTCTCGTCTAAATCGCTATTATGGAATATCCATTTCTTAATCATGTCAGTAAGCTCTCCTGCTTCTCCAGATAAACCGAATAAACCGTTAATAATTCCGCCCAAGTCAATACCTGTGTCTGGTATGCTGTCCTCTACTCCCTGTTCTAAATTATCAGCCATATTCATTATTCTTTCTATTCCTAATCCGTCATTCGTTCGCATTGCTAAGTTCTGATATTCATTCCCTGTCATTTTTGTTCTCCTATCCTGTTCTTCTCCTACAACTTCAAAATACATTTCACGCCATGCCCGTACCGTACTTAAATAATAAGACCCATACCCTACACATTCGTAATCTTTGCCAACTTCTTTGTACAAAATTTCATAATATCTTTTATTCCAAACAGGTTTTTCAATAATCTTTGCATAAAGAACTTTTATTTTACTTACTTCGTGATTTACTATGCTTGATTTATCGTTCATCTTCCACCTCGATTTTCTCATAAATTGTTGCACAAATCTTTTTCTTACCACCTTCACAGTCGATCACTTCATAATCAACATCGTATCCATCTTTTGAAAGATGTTCGATAATATTAAAGTCGCTACCTGTGTCTGTATGTAAAAAGTTTGTTCCTACTTTTCTTCTGATCATCTTTTTATTTCCTTTCTTCTCTAATTTTTCTCTACCTCTTTTGCAACAACAAATCCTGTCCTTGCTACATTTCTAAGGTTGTCTTTGATCAGCGCTTTATTTGGCGTTCTATTTTTGCAGTACCAAGACCACCATTTATTGTGATCTTCTGAAACTTTTTGCTCCTGCCCTTTATAATGTTCCAAATATTCAGCTTCTTCTTTGGCTACTTGTAAGCATGCAATCATATAATTAATCTTTTCTACTGTTGTCATGTATTTATTTACCTCCTACTCAATAACAACCTGTTTCTCATCAATAACATCGAAAAAGTTTGGCATCATTTTGACTTCTTCTAAATATTTGATGATAAGATCATTTATGGCATCTTCGTATTTTTTGTACACTTTATTGTCTACATTGCTTTCATCTTCTACGTCCCATTCTTCGGCACACTCTCCATAATCAACGCACATATTATCATGTACTCTTTCAAGAATATCCGATAATTCAACCCCTCTTATCTCTGGTTTTTGCACTTCTATGACGTATATAATGTCTCCAACCTCGCAACCACTGTTTTTTGCTTCTTGTATACACTCTTCTACGTTTCCAAAACCATCCACGTATCTATATTCTTTATCTGTACTCCATGCATAATTCTTTTCTTTTAACATATAAATCACCTTACTTTCCATAAATAGCTTCTTCGTACATATCAAAATCTACACATAATTCGCATTCGAGTGCAGAATATTTATGTTTACAATTTCTACATTCCTCGTACAAATTTTCTTCTTCCCACTTTTCAGTGTAATATCTTCTGTTTTTTCTGTGTTGCCTATAAAGAGTTGACGATCTTAATTTTTCACAACCATCAAAATCTCTCTTTAGATTTTCAAAAATCTTCTGATTAATTCTTTTTCTCTGTCTTGCTTTAGCATATGATTTTCCTATCATCACTAACTTGTCTCTCTTCTTTTTCGCCTGACGTTTGTTCATAATCTCACCACGGTATCCTTCCACCAGAATTTAAGTAGTTTCCAATAAGATCAAGCATATTGTTTAGACAGTCTTGACATACTGTTGTGCTTAACTGAACTATACGGCTTTTATCGTCGTTATTTTCAAAAACGATTTTACGCATATATTTATCTTCTGTAGAATCCTTTCCGCATTTTACACATTTCCATTTATCGACTCCCTTAAATTCTAAAAGTTTAGCTGTTTTCATTTATTTGAATCTCCTTTATTCAACCATAGACTGACTAGCTATTCTTTCAGCTCCTCTTCTTCACAAATAACAACGTCATACATAGCATTTTCTCTTTTAATCATTACTTTATATCCTTTATATGTAATATTTTTCACAAATTCTTTTATCGGGATTACTTCTTCCATCCTGTTAGGATAAATAATTCTTGTTACTTCTTTCAAAACTTTTACCTGCTCCATTTTCTTTTCCTCCAATTCACACTCATTTTGTGATTCTACATCTGTGTTTTTTTCTTTAATGTAACTCACATAATCTTCCATTTCTTCGTCAATCATATCAGGAAAATCCTTTTTACTTTCACATGCATGACGAAGTTTACATGAAACACATATATTTTTGTTGCAGTAATCTTCTAACACACCTATCATCTGTTTTCTTGTCATTTTTTATCACCTAACGCCTTTCTATAGCTTTCCTCTACTTCTTCGCTCGTAGTTGTTCCATATTTAATTTTTCTCATTATGCACGGTTCTTGCCCTTTAAAAATGCAAATAGGGCAGATTCTTTTACGACAATAGTTTTCTAATTCTTTTTCCTGCATTTCTCTTTTTAGTTTGTTTGTATTTACATTCAATCTCATTGTTGCAATAATAGAACCTGTTTTTGTATCAGTCACGCTCATCATTGCTTCTTCGCAAGATTGATAAGAAACTTTCGTATCCAATACTCCAACATCTAATTTATTTGCCGTGATCATCTTTTCTATGTTCTCTAAAAAGTCGTGTGCCACCTGCTCTGCTATTGTCATTCCTTTACCTCCACTTTGATTCCATACAAAAATTCATAATATTCTTGTAACCCCTCGTTACTTAACCATTCAAACGGCATCCTTTTTACACATTTTTTATAACATTTGCGTTCTTTGCATGGTGTGGCAACAGGGGCGCAGTAAGCAAGTATAGCTTTTTCCACTTCACTTCTTGTCATTTTTTTAGGTTCATATCGTTCCATAGTAATCTTCACATCAACTTCTCCAACGATACGTCCTGCTTTTTCGTCTTTTATATATGCCTTTTCTCTGTCGAAACTTACGCTTAATTGCATAGCAGGAATATTTGACTCTTTTATGCAATTATATAAGTGGCTTTGAAATCTCTGTGTTATTATTTCATTTATTGTTATTGTTTCATTTTTAGTCATTCTCCCACCTCTAAATCTTTTGCAAGCTTAAATCCTGTTCTTCCAACATTTCTAAGATTTTCTTTGATAAGTGCATTGTTTGGTGTCCTGTGTATCTTATACCAGTTCCAGTCGTTATCCTCTCTCATTTTTATTTTCATTTCCCATCTTTTTTTGTAATTGATTTCTTCTTTTACCATCTCTAGGCAAGCGATCATATAATCTATTTGTTTGATAACGTCCATGCTCTTTCTCCTTTACCACATAAGTTGTCCGTTTTCTGCTACTTTAAATTCTCTTTGCCCTGCAACATTCTTATCTTCTATCCACCACAGGAATACTTCTTCTCCAGATTCCCACTGTGTAGGAAGATTCTTTGCTTTTCTTACTTCTAACTTCCTATCAAATGCTCTGATATAATTTAGCTTGAATGTTGGAAAGTCGTAAAATTCCTTTAATCTTCCTTTTCTGCCTGCCATTGGGCAACCGATGCATCCAACTCTTTTATATCCACATTGGTACAATTCATTAGTGCATATATGCTCTTGATCTATGTAGCTCCATATATCCTCCTCTTTCCAATCAACAATGGGATTTACAACCATCTTGTGCTTCTGCATGCACAATTCAGTGATTCTTCTTTTAGAATTGTTGTCATTGTTGAGCATTACAGAATCATCAAACAATTCCTTTGTTTTAACTGATGCCCCTATCTTTTCAAATTCTGATCGTGTGTGTTTCCTTTTTGTGCTTTCATCCCATCTAACGCCTGTTGCCACGTATCTTCCCATGCCTGATGTTTCTTTTAATTCTTGACAACAATATCTTACTAGCCGTGTAGGTGGCATAAGTTTCTCAGGAATTAGATTCCACATTGTGATTCTGGTTCCGTCTGGATTCCTTGGATAGTTAATACTGCACTTTATCCCCCCCTCTTCCAATTTCTTGAAATTGTCACGGACGTGCCACACTGTTTGTGGTGCATCCGCTGTGGTGTGACTGTGCTGTACCTCAAAAGGAACTCCAGAACGTTTGAATAGTTCTAACAATACATCTGAGTCCTTGCCACCGCTGTATGTACAGATAAGTGGTTGTTTGTAATATTCAAGACTCATTTCTGATGCTGTTTTGATTCTTTCTATTGCTTTTTGTTCTAAGTCCATTGATACTCCTTTACTTCATCATGCTTCTGTATGGCTCAAAGAAATCTTCTTTTCTTAACTCCATTTCACATTTAAGACAAATGAATTTGCTTTGTATTTTCATATCTGAATTTATTTGTATATACTCTCTTCCAACATCTTCATTGAATAACAAGCTATTACAATATTTGCATCTTGCTACTGGCATTTTTCTTTTACCCAACATCCTTGATATTAAGTTCTGCTGTCGCCGGTATAAATCTCATGTATCCTGCATCTCTTATAATCTCGTTTTCTGTTAAATCAACAATCTGTTTCTTTTCTTTTTCTGATTTAACCACAAGGTAATAATGTTCATCTCTCACACCCATACACACCTCTCCAATTTTGAAGTGACTTAATGTGTATGTTTTAATACTTGGTTGTTTTGCATTAATCTTCATCTTCTTCCTCACTTTCAAATTCTTCAATCTCTCGCCATGCAACTACTTCTGCAAGTCCCTCTTCCGCTACTGTTGTAAACTCTGTATCTACATAACCTAAAGATACAGGATCAAAAATGTCATGATAAAATCCAAAACCAAGCACATCGTCATACTGCATTGCTGCTCTTGGAAGCTCTTCTTCATTGTCCTTTTGCACTACCTCAAACCATGTATTGCTTGGATAATTCGCATCTGGCAGGTCATTCGGATTATCTCTTAAGTCGTGCCATCTATATTTTTGTTGCTTATTGAACAACCATGACACTACATTTAACACCTGCTTTTTTGTGATACTGTTTATTGTCGCTGCATCTAACACCTGCTGTATTGCTTCATATTTTTCATCTTCCGTAAACTCCTTTGAATCAATTTGCATAAATACTGCGAACGCTTTTGTAAAATTCATTCCTCTCCCACACTTTCTACCCCAAAGATGTACTTGAGTATTCTTTCTTTTCCTACTGCTTCGATTGCATCAGCCAAAACATCTCTTGATGTAAACATAACTGTACCCTGTATTTTTGCTGTAGCCCATGTATCGCAAAGAAGTCTTTTCTCATCTTCTTCATATCGAATTAAATACCGACGATTGGTAGATGCTGTGCCATTGTGTTCCCTTGCATATCTTTCGATTTCAACTTCTACTTTCTTTTTTTCTCTGGCAAGCCACGCTGACTCTTCTGTGAAAAAGACGTTTCCTAATTCCCATCTTCCTTCATCAAGAGAATCATTCGTCCACCTGCTTTGTATAACAGCTCCATCATTACTAATGCAAAAATATTCTTCTGATTCTCGTGGTTTCCTTACCTTTACACCCTGTTCCTTATCTGGTTCTTCTCCATTCATCTTCCCAACAAGTCTGTAAAACTCTTTTTCTTCTGCTTCTGTTAGATTTTTAATTCCCATTTTCTCCACTTCCTTTTCCTGTACTCCTAATCTATATCTACGATACTTTCTGCAAAACAGTTATATTAAGTGTATCTCTTGCCCTTGTAGTCAAACTTGATGAATCCATCGCTTTCTTGAATGTCAATCTTTCCTTTGTAGCTTGCAATCTCCTGTCCGTCTGCTGCATATACTACAATGGTTCTTTCCAATCCGTTGTTCATAAGGTCTACCAATCCACGGCTAAAGGATGCACAACCTGTCATTCCTATCAAAACCAATATGCTTAATGTGATCGCTAATAATTTCTTTTTCATAGTTAGTTCTCCTCATATGCCAAATATCTTTTTAATGCTGCTTCAAGGTCATTATCTTTTATATACCATCCATCAATTAATATTTTATTAGTTAACTTGCTGTATCTTAAAACCTTTCTGTTTTCAAAATGTTCTAATTTAACTCCAAACATAATATTGCCTGGACGCGCAATTTCAACAATCCTCAAAACATTGTTTACTGTAATGTTGTTGAGACACTCTGCGATATTTTTCAAAAGCTTTTTTTTGCTATCAGCTTCTCTCCAAGTCGGCTTAAAATAACATTTGATTGTTTTTTCGTACGCTCCAACATCTGTTAGTTCAAAACGATCATCTAGTTCTTCTATTTTTTCTGAATTTACGACTTGTTTTGTGATCATGTTATAAATTTTCATTTTTGCTCCTTTATAAATATTTTTCAATTGCAACTCTCAAAGAATGATCCCTGTCGTTTATACGCCATCCGTCAATTGTTACTCTTGTGTGTTCTTTGTCATATCTTAAAAGACTTTTCTTACTAAATTCTTTCAATAACACTCCCATAACCAATGTGTCGGCATTGTTTACTATTTCAACAACTTCTACGACTGTATTGGTTGTAACTTTGTTAACGCAATTTGCAATTTCTTCCAGACACTTTTGTTTATCAACTTTTATCCAATGTTCTTTTGGATAGCATCTCATTCTCCATCCATCTTCTAAATACTCTGTATCTTCAAAGTAAGTATCTAATTCTACTAGATTTTCTGATCTTACAAATTCATGTGTGTTTCTATTACGAATCTTCATTTGCAGATATTCTCCTTAACAATTTTGTTTTGACGATTCCATATGTTCTGTAATCTCTTGAAAATAAGAAGCATCTATACGACCATATTTGCATATGGACTTAGCGATAATTAATTGTGCGCAAAGTTTATGATACATTTCCTTTCCTACATATATTTTTTCTTTGCTTTCTAATGCCGCTGCAATCATGAATAATTCTTTTTCTGTTAATATAATCGTTGCTTCTCCGTGAACTTCTGATATATTCTGTATCTCCATTTCTTTTCCTCCTACATTTTTATTTGCTATCCAACTGTTCTTTCGCTAACTTAAAAACTAACATGTATAGATCAAGTATTCCTGTTGGTTTAATTCCAAAATTTGAAGTCTCCAAATAAATATCTGTATCTAATTCCAATAACTTTTCTTGACCTTCGTTTCCAATCCCTGTTTCTTCTGAAAAATCATATAGTACATCTGATAAAAACTCTTCCATTATTTCTTCTTTTGATTTAAATGGATATTGGTCATCAATTTCAAAATAAAGGTCATTCTCTTCTACATACTGTGCAACATCTTTTCGAGTTTGTTCTTCATCATATAAGTAAATATGTCTGTCATGACAATCTATCTTTTCCTCAAAATATCCAACATCTTCTACAAAATCATTAAATCCATTCCAACACATATTGCGATAATTAGTTGCAACCAACTGACCTAAATCGCCTGAAATGTGTAATCTGCAATAGTCTTCTTCAAAAAGAAATCGGATTCTATACTCTGTACTGTTTGGTTTCTTGAAGTCTAATATTTTTATGTTTCCGTAATCAGTAAATGTAGCTTTATGATCTTTGAATTTTTGCTTCATTTTCTCTAAATCCATGAAAAATCACATCCTTTTATTCATCCTCTATAATTCTTGCCGGTGTGCTGCTCTTTTCAAAGCCTTCACAGCTATAATCATCAATAACTACTTTTCCAAAATCACAGAGTAAATCTTCTTTCTCGTATTCCTCTAACTTCTTTTTTGCTTCTTCTAAGTTGTCTGCTTCAACAATTCCTTCAATATGTCCATATCTTAAATGCCCAACGACATAATCTAATTCTTTCTTAAATTTAAATTTCATTTAATAGTCTCCTTTCTGCCCGACATAAAGCCGGGCGTTAAATAATCGGAAATTAATTTGTTTCTTATGCGTTGCTCAGGATGCATGATTAAAAAAATATGTTTACTGCTACTTTGTCGTGGTATATAATCCCGATGCAACAAGCCTTTTCTGGCTTGACTCCCTACCCAAATGTGAATGAAAAATAGTATGCAAATTCAAAAAACATATGGATTAATTGTTGCTTTGGGTAGAGAACCAAACCAGAAAAATATTTATTTAATTACTACTTCTTAATCTTTTCTAATTCTTCTTTGAAATGCATTTCCATAAGGTCTGCAATTGCTAAATATTCCTTTGCGTATTCAGTATCCTTATGTGTTTCTTTCACTTTTTTTCTGAATTGTTCTAATGTACCGCTAAAGCATCCACAGTTTGCACAAACGTTTCCGTCTTTAGTAACAAAAAATGTTGTGTCTCTGTAATTACTGCCGAAACCTTTTATTGTTGCGTACATCTGATTTCCAGACACCTTTGCATTTCCATATACCTGTGCATCTCCATATACCCATGCATTTCCGTAATGTTCTAGATTTTCTTCTTTCTCTACAAAACCACCTAACTCTCCTTTTTTTACGTCTCCAAACTTTACAAGGGCTTTAATTCTAAATAGCTTAATCCCTAAAAAATTAGTAATAAATTCTGTTGTTAATTCAAATTTTTTCATTTCTTTGATCTCCTTTTCTTCTACTTCGTTTTGTTTTCTCTGACAATAATCCGAGATATAGCCACCGACTGGTCAAAACTCATTCTTGCTTTTATAAGTTCGCTTCGAATTTCATTTTTGTCTATATCAAAAAAAATAAGATTTCCATTGTCATTTTTAACAACGACTAGATCAGGACACACACCCTCTATTCTCCAAGAATATCCTCTAGCTAATTCAAGCTTCTCAACTTCTTCGTACGTCAAAATAGCACCCATCTATCGCTCCTTTTCTTCAATCGTTCCTAGATTATCTGACTGTAACTTTTTCAAAACCTCTGGAATATTCATCTTTTCAATAGTGTCTTTTGCAAGATTCTCTTTTAGTTTCTGTTCTAATGATTTAACAATATCAACTTCTACTTCGTGTTTTGCTCTCTGAATCATGTTACCGATCTTATCATCAAGCTCTCTTTTTAGATATTTTGTTGTAAGTAGATCTGCTGCTGAATACCGATTACTTCCCCAGTCTTGATAATTTCCATCTTTATCATATCTTTTCTGTGTAATGAAACTTTCAAATTGCATTCCTACATATTCGGATAATGAATAATATGTGATTTTGTCACTCCAATCACTTGATTTTTCAGGAATCTGAATATTATTAATCTTTTCAGAGCATACATTTTCGATAAATTTATTGATTGCTTTATTGATTGTCTCTTCTGATTCTTTAACTTTCTCTGCAATCTTTGCATCAACCATTTTCAATGCTTCATGTGTTGCTTTCTGAAGAAGGGCATCTTCCAAGCCTTCAACAATTCTCTCTTTTAATTCCTCGTCAATTGAATAGGAATCCTCTTCCATCCAATCAAGTTCTACTTCGATATTAAATTTTGCCATTTTCATATCTCCTTCTTAAAATTATTTCTACGTCAAACAGCTTGAAGCTGCACCTATTTATGAACTACGACTTTTATTTATTTACTTAACAACAATCTTTGATTTTTAGGTTTCTTATATTTATTTTTATATGTGCTATTTATTTTTATAGGTGCAGCTGCAAACTGTCTGACGATTTTTTTTAAATGTATTTTGTTTTCCAGTATCCGGAAGAAGCTGTACATCTGATCCATACTGTTCTTTTTTGCTTCTTCCTAGCTTTCCTTGCTGACATATCAACTAATTCCTTTTTTGCTCTCATATTTTTCCTTGCATCTTTAGCTGACTCGGATACACCGTATTCTTTTTCAAATAACCTGATGCTACATTCTGATACATTGTATTTCGCTGATGTTTCTGCAAGCGTATGGCCTGACATTCTGTATGTGATGATTTCAACCTTGTCAGAAACATCAAACCTTGAAATCCTGTTTCTTACTGGAAGTTTCTTTTTCCAGTTAAGGATTGTCGTTTCTGTTACGCCGTATTTTTTAGCAGTCTCTTTTAAAGTTAATTCTCCGCTAGAAAATTTGTTCACAGCTTCTTGGCGTTGCTCGTTTGTAAACCTTTTCCCCACTTTTATACCTCACCTTCCAATATTTTTTTGATCATCTCGTTGTTTCTCTGTTCGTATATATGGTCCCTGACACTTTCCTCAGGAAACTGCACACTATATGAACATTCTTTTATCCGACTTGAAATTCGTTCATTGTACTGAACTTCATTCTCTGTATAATTACTTGTATAAATCGTTACCAGTTTGTTTATGTATCTGTAATTAACGATCTGGTAAAATTTATCATTAATCCAAGCGATGTTTTTTTCTGCTCCGAAATCATCTATGATCAGAATTTCTACATCTTTCAGATCAGCCAACAAATCTCTTTCACTTATTTTGCTGTCTTGGTCCCATGTTTTTTTGATCTGTTCTATGATTTCACTTGAAGTTGCAAATTTTACTCTGTGGCCATCAGCCAAAAACTGATTTGCCATACTTGCAGCCATTCTTGTTTTTCCAGAACCTTTTGTTTTTGAATAGATGTACAATCCAACTCCCTTTCCTTGAAACGTCTGGAAGTTGTCAATATAATTTTTGATAATCTTGCAAGCAATCCTGACCAATTTCTTATTTTTTTCTTCCTTATAACAAGCAATATTAAAATCAGCTAATTTTAAGTTTCTAAATGGTTCAGGTACATTTGCAAATTTCAATCTATTGTGATTGATCTGTTCTTGTCTGCATTTGCACTCTCTAAACACTGTTTCTCCGTCTTTTTCAACAGGAATCCAACCAGTACCGTTGCATAGCGGACATACATCAGAATCCTTTGAAATCTGTGTCGGCTGCCCCAAGTTCGATTGCTTTTTCAGCGAATGAAGATTTTCTATGATCTTCTCCATTCCTTCCATATTTATCACCCTTCCTGTTTGTGTAGTTTCCGTCTAAGATTTTCGCTAAATTTGTGTCGTTGCATATCCAATCAAAGTTTGCACACCAATTTCTATTGTTTTTTCCTTTAAGAAAATCAGATTCTTCCGCCAGTTCAAATGCCTTTTCAAAATCTTCATATGTATAACCGGCGTTAAATCTTGCTCTGATCGTGTCTTTTCTTCTCTTGGACAATCTAGTAACCCTTGAATACGATTTACAAATTTCATTGTATTTATCAACGATTCTTGCGTAATCAATTCGTTCTCTTGCCGTTTCTTTCTTTGGCTTATATTCTTCAACATCTGCTTTTTCTTCTTTTGATTTGTATTCCGTATTTGATGATTGACACACATAGTTTTGAACATCCATCATATAGACAGCTCCTGCGCTTAACATTTCAATCAGCCCTAACTTCACAAGATGTTTCAGTGCTTCTTTTACAACTTCAACACAATGCTCTGTTAAAGTCGCAATCATGTCTACATTGTATGGAATCATGCCATTTAATGCCAATCTTTCACTCTTCTTTAAGCTGATAAGATACATTTTCATAAGAATATTAGAATACAAATATCCGTCTTCCTGAGATTCTAAGATTTTAAATTCTTCTGTGTCTAAAAAATCTTTCAATCTCAGATAATAATATTTTTTATCAGACATAAGATTACCTCTATTTAATTTTCATTTGATTTTAGGTGGGCTGACGTGCCCGTGTATCATTTGTAGAAATGCTATTCAGAAAGTAGTTCTTCGATTTTTTCTGCTGCCTTTTCTGGTCTGCAAAACAAAAACTCTACTCCATATTTTTTATTCATTGTGTTCATGATCTGCTTTAATTGAGACGGCTTGCATGGTTCCTTTGGTGGCTTTTCTCCTTTATTCTCGCAACGTCTCTTGTTTACGAAATAACGTTTCCAACAACTCTCATTCTTCCATCTTCCAAACGTATCAATACTAGTAACACCGTCTTTATTCTCAACGAGAATATACAGCTTAATACCATTATTGCTTGCCAAAAAGCAAGAATCTGAAAATCTCTTATGTGACTTCACTAAACACTGGTACAATTCTTGACAATCTTTTTTTGTATCAACAGATTTATCAATGCAGCCGATCAAGTCCATTTTTTTTAGCTTGTCCCCACGTCTTTCGATAACTTCCTGAATTTCTGGTGTTATCTCTATGTAATCTCCTACTGGACATGGAATATCAACAAGCTTATGACCGCGATCTTTTAACATGTTGTGTTTAAGATTATGTTTTCCTGCTTTTTGCGCTTTGTCTACTCCAATAATCATGTATCATTCGTCCTTTCTACCTATATTTTACCATCATCCATCATCGAATCTTTTGTGATACTGTGATGCATCACCACTTTTTATTAGATAAAATACAGATTCCATTCATTATCTTTTTAATTCTTTTTTCTGTCTCAACATTTTTAATATAAATCTTAAGTGTTAAAACAAAAATCACTATAGGAATCATTCCATACAATCCAATTCCTAACCAAACTAACCAAAACATATTATTTCCTTTCTCATAACTTTACTTCTCTATACAATTCCATCTCAACTCTATTCTTCTCATATCCATTGCATCATAACACTTATCTACGCATTGCTATTCCCTAACTGCTCTATACCTTTCCTTGTCATCACATCTCTGCTCATATCGTCACTTATCCACGCCATGCCATTTCCAAGCAAAACCTTTCCTCGCTATTCCGTTTCATATCATATCTTTTCTTTTTCAACACTAATCAAAACGGTATGTAATTTAGATTTACACATAATGATCTTTTAGCAATGTTAACTTCAATGTCATTTCCTGTGATATTTTTTGTTTGATTTAGGATCATTTGTTCATCGGCCGCTGCATCACTTAAGTGACAAATCGTTACTGTTTTTAATGCATCTGTCATATTCTGTTTCAAAACCTTTTCTTTGAATGTCTCAAAAGATAAATGTCCTTTGAGTCGATGTTCAAAGTTTGCTGCCGATTTATCAACAAATTCCTCACAGTAATTAACTTCACATAGAAGATGATTGATTTTCGCCGATCTAAAAGATAGTGTAGGGTATTCAAAATCCGTCATGTATACTAGACTTCCCATGTCCTTGTGTTGTATAAAATATCCAAAGTTTGGACATGGTATGATTTCCCCTGTATCTTTGTCTTTTGTTGTGTGTGGTAGATAGAACGGAATCACATTGAAACTTCCACACTCAAACGGCTTTCTTTCTTTTTTCCCTATCATTTCACCAATTCCAAGATCAAAATATTCTATTGGATCATATGCTCCAAAATGTTCTACTGTCTCATTATTGCTATATATTTCTATTCCATTCTTAGTAAGATTTTTATATGATTTTGCATGATCTCCGTGGATATGCGTCAATAAACACCCTGCCACATCTGCTATCCTATAATTAATTCCCCTTAGAATGTCTTTAAATTTACATCCGCAGTCAAGCAATAAGATTTCTCCATCTCCACTCATTAATGCATAACAATTGCCATACTGACTTCCTGTGTTAATTACTTTTAGCCACATTGACATTTCTGAATATTTCCTTTCTTAAGTCCACTGGATTTCTTCTTGCATAATACAATCTCTTAGAAGCCTGAATATCCTTTGCTGCCTTGTCGCATCTAAAATCTTTACAGATCATCGGTCTAACTTCGTAAATTGTACAAATCTTTCTGACATCATCTCTAAATGGACATGTCATATCCACAAATTTACCTACGATTGGTGGTTTATGCACATTTTCTTTGATATTGTGTTCTTTCACATATCTTTTGATCCTGTTAACTTCTCCAAGTGATAACGGAAGAAGGTTGGCGCAGCACTTACCGCACTGCGAACACTCTCCGTTTTTTGTGTAATCTGTTACTGTTGCTAAATCGTCTTTCATTTCTTCAAGAGTACCAACCATTTTCCACCTCTACATATCAAATTTGATGTTTTCCCACTTTTTGTAAGCGTCCATGTACAACTCTCTCTTGTCTCCGTTGAATGTCATTTCATAGTACATACCGTCTAATAACGTTGTACTCAGTAACGCTTTATGATTCTGTAATGTCTTAGCATACCCGACAACGTATACATCGTTGATCGTAAGATGTTTCTGATCTGTCTTATCAATATGATCATTCACATAATCTGCAATCTTGGCTTTGCATACCGCTAAAAATTCTCTGCTTTCCATTTTCTTCTCCTTTATTCGTTATATGGTTCATATGTTTTTTTGAAAATATCAGGTTTACATGGATAGAACTCACCATTAACACCCTTAATTATGTAGTCTCCGTCTGATACAGTCATAACACCTTCAAGAGTTTGAATCGCAAGAAAGTCAACCATTGAAAGTTTTCCTTCTTCTAAATTACTTGCATCCATGCTTTCAAAATGCAATTTATCAAGTTGTTCTTTCATAAATTCTTTTACTTCTTCGATGTTATTTCCATTCTATTTAACAGCTTCTACCACAACAGGTTTCTTTACATATTTACTCATATATCAACTCCTAATCTACAAACATCCAATCTTCTGCTAACATATCAGCCTGTGATGCTAACCACCCCATTTGTACACCAGACGTTCCTACAAATGCCACTGCTTTATTTCCAATGGCTTCATGATCGCAATTAACAATTGTTTTGTCTGCTGTCTTATATGAAATTCCTGTTGCTAACTGGATATACTGATTCTTTCCGTTCCATCCTTTTCTTTTGACTTTAAGTCCACGTTTCACGTACTTAATCGCATCTCCGAATCCAAATGTAGCTTCTCCGCCTAAAACTGGACAATTCGTTTCATCTGCGATTAGCCATTCATCAGACAAAATGTTAGAAAGTGTATATTCAACCCTCTGCGTCTCTCTAATATCAAGTAAATCTCCCTGTCCTTTGTCAGTATCTTTTGGTCTGCACTGCATCATAATTGATTGCTTTTCTGCATCCCAGAACCAATATCCGCCCCAAGATGGAAGTTTGACTTTTGCTCCTGCTTTCATTGCTTTAAATGCTTCTGAAAACGTCATGCCAATTTCTTCTACAACAAGCTGTACTGTGTAATCATCTTTATGCACGATTCCATGTTCTCCATCTGCGATAGATACGATCAGCTCTCCATCTTTTGTAATATTTACCTCTTCAAATTTTTTACCATTAATTACCATGTTTGTTATTCTCCTTTATAAATTCTTTGTATTGCTTTGTATATTCGTATGAATCTTTAAAGATATTACAAATACCGCTATACATTTTTGGTTCAAATTGATTGATTACATTAAGCTCATTCTGATAATTTCTACCAAACGGACACCCACAACAGCCTGTCCTCTTTAATCCGTATCGTTCATAGCAATCTGAATGTGTAATATTAAAATATGCACAATATTCTGATTTGTCGCTATCTAAATACCAGAAAATTGGTCTGTATTGATCACACTGCCCGACTTTTTCATCAAAACAACTTTTATATCTTGACGCTCTTATTCCGCCTTCGGCTTTTCGAACACCTATAATACTTAGATTGTATCCGTTATCTTTTATTGCTTTATGAGACACGTCTTTCTTAGCATAGTTGCAGCACTTCCCAGAAATCTTAAATTTCGGTGGATTTTGGATTATAAATTCTTTTAAAAATCTGTTGTAATTAATATTGAAACTACTCAATCTTTTACCGTTATTTAATGTCCCGCGTGAGTTGCACCACCACATAAGAGCGGATTTACATTTTGGATACTTCTTGTATAAAGCATCAAATGATTCATCTTCCCACTGAAATCCGTGACTTTGCAATCTATACATCATTTCGCTTACATACTTAGACATAAATGGTTGTCCATATATCTTGCACGATAACGGAATTGCTTTGATTGCTTTTTGTCGGATAATTTCAATACCATATTTACTTTCAAGATATTTTAGATGATCTTTAGTTGCTTGATATTCTAAACCGGTATCAAACCACACGTAATCAACCTTGTTATGTATGTCACATTTCCAGATAATGTCTAGCATCACATCACTGTCAGCTCCGCCAGAAATTGAGCATAAAATCTTTTTATAATCAGTTCTGTTTATAATTGACCATGCCCGAATCATGTTGTCACAAATTGTCTTGTTTGCAGGGCATGTGTCTAATAATTCATCAATATTCTTAGGTTTCTTAACCAAATGTACTTCCTCACGAAAAATTTATTTCGTTTCTCGTGAGGTAAAGCCATACTTGGTGAGTGTCTTTTTACATCACTATCACATTACTTTTTCGATACAATCTAACCAACGATCCGTTGAATCATATCTTCGTGAAAACCTTTATATCCTAAAGGTAATTAGCACAGATGGTTGAAGCCTAACCAATCGGCAGCACAGCGTCTCCGATATATTGCATATCCAATATTTTGCAATCTTTCATTGGATGATCTGGATTCTCATTGTTGTAATCCTGAACAAACATATCTAACCAAAAATCAGAATACTCATTATCGTCTTTTGAATTGAATACTGCATATCTGTATACATTTTTATAATTTCCTTTTTCTGTAAAATATTCCAGTTTAATTTCATAAATTGGTAATTCTATTCTTGTTTTAATGAAATTCTTTGGATGAGTATTCTTGAGTTTGGCTCTTAATTCTTCATCGAATACTTCAACTGTATCGACTCCGGATCGAATACTGCACTCATCAAAAAATCGGTTAGGATGCACTGCTTTTCACCACCTTCCTATTATCAAACTTACTGCTACCAGAAGAATAATATTTTATTCATCTTCCTGAACCATGAAATCCGGCAGATCAGCTTCTGTTACTTCTTCTGCAATATCATCTGCACTTTTGACTTCTTCTACAGCTTCTTCTGTATCCTGAATACCTTCAACAACAAACTCTTCCTGATTAGAACATGTCTCTACATCTTCTCTTACGTCAGCTTCAATTACTGACTCTTCTGGAATTTCCTCTGTTCTTTCATCAGCTTCCTGAACGAATGCATCTCCATGAGTATTGATAATCTGCTTTAATGCACGATTCATGACTGTTTTCTTTGCCATCTGATCTGTAAACTTGGCATGTACTCCTGAACCTTCTTTGTATCCATATCCCTGTTTCCAAGCCTGCTTAATCTGGTTAATGTTCATTACTTCTAAGATTTTTTGTCCGTCATTCATCGTAAGAACTGCGTAAGCACCAACAATCTTGTCGTTGTTAATGTTGTTAAAGTCCTGAGTATGTTCTTTGAGAACTTTTTCTCCATCTACAATTGCGTACTCGAAATGATCTCCTTCGTAAATGACTTCTGAACTGATTTTTTCTAATCCATATCTTCTTGCAATTGTTACGTTTCCAAAGTATGATCTCTGGAATAAGCATTTCTTACCATAAGCAATAAAGTATCCCTGTTTCTTCTGCACAGATAAACCAAGAGTTGCCATATCCATTAAGGAGTTTGCGACACTTGCCTGTGTGCAAGATTCTAAAATTGGCTTATTATTTCTGTCTGTAGTTTCTTTTAATACCAGATATGCCCCTGTCAGTGCATTTGCTAAATTGTAGTCTTTTGGAAAAGACATTCCATATTTACACTTTTCATTAAGTTGTGTTGTTAACCCATCAATGAACGCATTGTTAATAACTGCCGCTGCCTGAGTTTTTCCCTGTTCCTGAATTTCTGTTTTTGTTGCCATTTTTACCAACCTTTCTATGTAAAATTTAATTGTTACTTTCTAATTTTCAATACATCAATTAATCTTCCTTGTTACCGCCAATCACTTTTCCTTTTTTGTCAAGCTTCTCCCACACAAAGCGACCTTTTCCACTGTTATGCCACTGACCGATTCCGTTTAATTTTCCGTAATCAAGCCACATTTCCACGTTGTCCATGAGATCGTCAACCATTGACATTACTGTAAATTCAATAACTGTACCTTCTGGACAGCTATCACTATTTGCAAGTGCAACTCTTTCTCCTTGTGGTGTCTGCGCTCTTAATGGTCTCTGGCAGTTTCCCATTTCTTTTCCTTCTGGAATCTGTAACAGAATCTTTCGTTCATTGACGAAGATCAGATTGTCAATCTTTGTTTTGTACGCTGCAAGTTTCTTGACATAGTTGAATGCTTTGGCTGCGTTCTTGAAAAATCCTTTGATCTGGTAATCATAGATAAATGGATTACCATTTTCATCTTTAGGAAATACAGTCTTTCCTTTTTCTAAGGAGTGTCCCAAAGTTTGTGTAAACCTTCAAACTGATGTAAGATAACATTACTC